ACTGATGTAAGAGCATTGCAATAAGCAAACATACCTTCCATGGCAGCCGCATTACTAGTATTCCATCTAGACACATCTATATTTGTAAGTGAAGTACAACTATTGAACATATTACTCATAACTCGAATATTGCTAGTATTCCATTTAGAGATATCTAAAGATGTAAGATTTGTACAACTACTAAACATGTGTGATGCAGTTTTCATTTTACTAGTATTCCATTTAGATACATCTAAGTTAGCCAGAGCTCTGCACGCATCAAACATATTATCCGCTGTAGTAATATTACTAGTATCCCATTTTGATACATCTAGAGAGGTAAGTTTCTCACAACCACCGAATAAACTATTTGCTCTGAGGACATTGGATGTCTTCCACTTAGAAACATCTAATGTTTTGAGGGAAGAACAGCGATAGAATGTATTACTTAACTCAACAACTTTACTAGTATCCCACTTAGAAACGTCTAAATTTACGAGAGATGTACAATTCATAAATGTCTTATCCATATACATTACGCTTCTAGTATCCCAATCTCTAACTGGTATGGTTACTAAAGAATTACAGTTTAAAAATGCTAGTTGTAAATTATATACTTTTCCAGTATTCCATGTAGAACAATTTAATTCTGTTAGATTGGTACACCCATTAAATGTAGATATCATGTATTGAATATTACCTGTATCCCAATTAGATAAATCTAATTGAGTAAGTGCATTACACTCATAAAAAAGATAACTCATACCATCAGCTTTGGATATATTTAAATTTCCAATATTTGCAATATTTTTTAATTTCCTATCAGATGAAAATAAAGTAGACAACTCAGTTATATTACAATTTCTGAATACACCCATATCAATTCTTTCTAAAGAATGACAATTTCTGAATACTTCTTTGATATTTAAATCACCTGATAATTTCCATGCTGATAAGTTTCGGTTTAGCTCATCAGATGTTAATTTATCACAACCAGCAAATATGTAGCTTATATCTCTTATATTATCCTTGAGTTTAAGTACTGGGAATTTTGTAAGACTATATGCATTTTTAAAAGTACCATTAGCTGATACTATATTTTTTGCATTTTCAGCATATTTAAAATCTTCTTCTCTTAATTTATCTACGGTTTTATAGAATAGATAATTTTCATGAGTTGGTTTTTTGCCAATAGAGACATCGTCTAATGAATAGGAATTATCAGGATATGGATATCTTAGTTCAACAAAGTTACTTAGATTAGCTGGTCTTAGTGTAGCTGGAGTTGCAGTTATTGTTTTATTTTCTTTAATATTGGTAAATTCTGTAACAGATAAAGTACCAACTATAATATCAACAGGATTGGAAGTTTCAATACCGAATGTACAACTATCACCATATTCTACAACAAATGAATCTGTCTTCTTAACCCCTTTATACATAGCATAAATAGTTTGATTATCAGTTTGTGTTAAAGTGATAGTAAACTGTTTCTTAGAAGTACCTTGGATAATTAAAGTATTATCTTTATTCATAGTAATAGAATTAGGATTTCTAGTTTCAGTATATCCTTCTTCCATAGTAAGAGCAAAGGTTAACACAGTCCCAAATTGGAATTTTAATACAGTATTTTCAGTATAAGTACCAAATACAGTACCATCTTTAGTTACCTTTAACGTAGTGTGAGCTTCAGGATCAAATACTATATTGAGATTGTATTTCTTAATTTCAGCAGGTGTAGCAGATACAGTAATATTCACACCATCTACAACAGCAGATAATTTATCAAGAGTACCAGCATTATAACCAGTATCTGGAACAATTTCAAATTCAACTCTAGTACCACTAGGAACTCTTACAGGAGTAGAACTCCTTACATCACCATATTTAATATAAATAGTTTGATGAGGAGTTTGTACTGGAGTTACTGTATACATAACAGGTTCAGCATCAGATACAGTCACTTCTAGAGGCTCTAAACCAGCTACTGTATAATCAGCATCTACATTTAGAACACCAGCTGTCCAACCTGGATTAGCTTCTACAGAGAATTGAATCTTGTCACCAAGATAAGCTTCAAATGTAGTTTCAAAAGTTTTACCTTTATAGACAGCAGTAATCATTTGATGACGCTTTTGTCTAATACGAATTTTCTTCTTAGCTTTACCAGCAGCAGAAGCTTTAAAGACAATATTATCGAAGTTAGTAGCACGTACTTTAGTACGATTCAGTAACCCAGGTTTATATCCTTCTTCAGCTTCAATAGTAGCAGATACAATATCTCTACGTTTGATAATGAAAGGTTCCGTATGTTTAGTACCCTTATAATCAACTGTAATAGTTTGATGCGGAGATTGGTATATCAATACTTGTACATTTTCATTACGTTGAGGATTTGTTTCAGCAGCAATAGTAAAGTTCTCTTGAATATCTCCAGGACCAGGATGGTCTGGAGTACCAGGGTCATAATTTACTAATCTAGTACTACAATCTGAAGTGTATTTAGTCTTATCTTCTGCGGTAAAAGAATAAGAAGTAGTTTCATCCTCAAATCTGATGATATTACCAGGTTCAGTAAGATGAACGTTGATATCTTGTAATTGATATTGCTCTACTGTTACTGTATGGATAATAGGACGAGCTTCAGAAGCAGAAATAGTGGTAGAATTAGAAGCTAAATCAATAGCTTCTTTAATTCTACCTACATAATATCCATCATCATCAGTAAGAGCTATATAAGATTTATAGTTAAGCACTTTACCAGCTGGAATAGTAAAAGTTTCTGTATAACTCTTACCATCATGCTTAACTGTAATTAATTGATGATCTGATTGAACTATATTTACAGTAAAAGGACTATCAGACTTCACTGGAGGTTTAATTGTTTTATTCCTCATAGTGGATTTGATCCTCCTTATCTTCTATTCTAAATATAACTGTAGTACCAGAGGAAAGACTTGTATCAAATACTTCACTCCAGATTTTAACCTTATATGGATCAGTTACTTTGAATTTATTATTTACAATATCTTTAGTCTTAATTCTTAGACCAGAATCATAGTTATCTCTAAGCGTAATATTAGCTGCTGTATAGGATACATCACTAAATTTTACTTCTAGATACTTAATATACCTCCCAGCACTATCTTTCTCACGTTTAATGATAATAGATTTAACTGGTTCTAAGTTATTATACTTACCGAGGATATTATATCCAGTTTGAATATCAATATCTCCAGTATCAGTGATCTTTCTAATCTCTTCTACAGGAATATCAATATCTTTACCGTGAATTAAAGCATTAGTAGTTTTAGTAAACCCATAAGTATTACCATTCACTGTAGCTTTAAGGTCAATATTAACTGGAATATCAGAATAATGGTTTAAATCATATAAGATTTCGAATAACTTAGGTATAGCACCATTAGTTTCATCAGCCCATGTAGCATGTCTAACTAATAAGTCTTCAGAATCGAACTCTTCAGATGTAATGGTTTTAGTATACACTACATCTCTACGTTTAGGATATCTGAATTGATGATTGATAGTAATAGTAAGGCTATCAAATGGTATTACTCTATCAGGAGTTCTAATAGTGAATAAAACATTAAAGCCATTACCACTAACAGTATTATCTTCATCATAATAAGCCATTAGAGATAAGATATAGAATGGTTTACCATCTATATCAAACTGAGCAGATTGCATAGAACCAATTTGTACAGGAGGTCTGTCTTGATCTTGTATCCAATTAGCTGCTGGAGTATAATAACCGTAGTAAGCAGTTCTAAAGTGTTTACCATACATACGATCATATTCTTTACGACCAGATTTAAGTACCCAGTTAGAGGATACTTCAGCCATAATATCAATATACTTATCAGCAGTATTATTAATGATATCTGCACTGATATTAATATCTTTAGATAAGTGCTCTTCTACAAAACCAGAGATATTTACTTCCTTAGAAGCCTCTAATTGCTCGATTACAGCAGTCAAAGATAGGAAATTGTCATCTATATAAGGTTTATTGAATACCTGTGCTGAGTGTTCTCCAGTATCGATCCAAATATCGCCTTCTTCAGCGGCATTTGGTCTTAGAAAGGAGACACGTATTTTATTTTGTTTTTTATTGAATAACTTATTAGCAGAATCGCTTAATAAGGTAGTCAAATGAGCCAATCCAAAAGCCATGTTATCCTCCTTTCTAATAACGAATAACTGTTACATGTAATTTAATAGGTTCTCCTGTTTTAGAACGAATATATTGATATACGTCATCATTCGTAGTCCAATCATTAATGAAACCTTTTTCACGTTTCAATACATCATGTAAACCATCAAATACTAATGTATATTTATTATCAATAGAGATAATAATCACTTTAATATATTCAGAATATTTACCAAGAGCTTCGAACCAAATTTCACCCTTAGTATTCACAGCAAACCAGTTAAGATTACCATCTAGAATCCAATCATTAGTCAATTGACCATAGTTACCTTGGAGATAGCCTAACCAATTACCATCTTTAGAGAATTCTGGAGTAAATACAGTATCGATATCATTCTTATCATCTATAGTAGCAGAAATAGAAAGACTTTGGTCTGATACTTCAAGTTGCTCAATGTTTGCTGAAATAGGAAATTCCTTTTCACTAAGATTATTATGATCTATAGCATAAGAAATCCAGAGGTCGCCTGCCTCTGGATCTTCAGGAGGGATTTCACCAAAATGGATTTTATTTTCTTTTTTCTCATGTAGAGTATTGAAGAAGTATTCTATACTATCGATAACAATAGATAGTCTAGCTCCCAATGGGAAAAGAAATTTAAACATTTCAAACCCCTTTCTTAATAAAATATAAATTTTATTAAAAATATTTTTTGCGCACAAAAAAAACCCCCCAAACAATTTGGGGAGGGGGGATAGGTTTTATCTTATTTCTTGGTTACGTTATAATTAGTTTCAATGAAGGTTTTCAATTCATCTTCATCTACATAAAGCAAACCAGTAGAATTTACTCGAAGCATAGTACCATTAGTAACTCGCACACCACCAATTTTAGTATCAGTAGCAGCAGGAACAAAAGTAGCTTCTAAAGGTACAACTACCCATTGCCCATCACGATAAACTTTTAATTGTGCCATTAAGTATAGCTCCTTTCTTAACGTTGACGTCTCCAAACGAATGTTGTAGCAGAAACAGAACCGAATGTAATATTATTACGAGTATCGGATTGTTCCCAGAAAGTACCACGCCAAGATACATTTGGATCAAAATTAGCATCAGTAGTCATATAGATAGAACCAACTGGATATGCTATATCTATTGCTGTCTTAGTCTCAATAGCACCATTAATAGCAGCATTAAGACTTCTACCACCTAATGTAGTATTATCAGCAGATAAGTCTACAGGACCGGTGAATTTATTAGTACCAGTAAAGGTATTAGTTCCACCTTCAGTAGGGATAGTATCTTTCCAATCTAAAGTGATATTAGTACCACCACCAACTCTAACTTTATGGTTAGATGGCGAGATTTGAAGAATAGCAGTTGTCTTATCTTGACCAAAACCAATACTCATTGCTGTACTATTAGTTTCGTTCTTTAACTCAGCACCTTTAAATACATCAAATGTATTAAATGGGTGTAGAGATGTAATAGTACGTACTCTGTCATAATCCTTCTGACGGAAAGAATCAATATCAGTAGCTCTATAAGGACTCATAAAGCCAAATGCATAGTCATAAGTATTAATGGAGGATTGAGCGTCTCCATCATTTACTATAATAGCATCTTTAGTATCGCTACCAATAACCAATTCATCTGATTTGAAGTGAACTTTTACACCAGAGTTCTTACCAGCAATCTTAGTATCATCATTCATAACAATATTGCCAGTCATATTACCACCAGCTAATGCTAAGTATACATCAGCTAATAGATTAAGATTACTTGGAGTGATACCATCAGTGATACCATAACCAGCTAATGTAGTTGGTTTATTGGTAATTTCATTAAATGGAACTACAATTTTACGGTTTTCAATAGCACTGATACGACCATCATCACCTAAAGTAAAAGATGGTACATATTGACCATTATTACCGAACTTACCACCCATTACAATTCTGTTAAGTTCAGTTTCAATAGTGATATCTTCACTACCATCGAAGTAAGCATTACCTGCAACAGAACCGGTTAAACCGATATTACGAGGATTTACTAATTTAATAGTAGCTTCAGATGTAGCAGAGTCTGGAGATACGTTAATATAAGCTGTACCAGACCAACGATAGATTTCATTATTATCATTAGTGATATAAATGATTTCTTTATTACCTACTCTAGGTAAAGATTGGTAGTTCTTAACATTCTCTACCGATCTTACAAAGGAAGGAAGTTGGTTAACTGGCACTCTACCATGAGCATCAAGTGTAGCTACACCATAAGGTCTAGATTTTTCATCTTTAGGAATATAATCTAGTTCTACATCTTCAGTACCATCTACAGAGAAACCATTAATTTTAAATGGTAATTGAAGTTTAGTTGCTGTATCAGCATTACCTTTCAATCCTTCTTCTGTAAGTTGAGTACCATTAGCAAATTTAACTCCACCTGTAGTGAATTTAATATCATGGGAGTTCATATTGATAGCACCATTCATAGCACCACCATTAGAACCAAGATATTCTGTTTTAATTTCTTCACCATCATCGGAGTATAAAGAACTAAATCTACGTGTTACCCATGTAGTAGTACCATCTATAGTTTCTCCACCAGGAGTTGTATTCCAAGTAGGTTCTAGTACTGCTGTAGTACCAGCAGTTTTACAATATAAGTATAAACCAATAGGAAGATTTTCTGTAAATACAGTATCTCCTACATGATATTCTTTAGAACGTTCTGTAGCAACCATATTACCTACACGGATAGCTTTATAAGCTGTACCAGTATAGAAATCTTTATCTAAAGTAGTCTCTACAGATTGGTCTGTACCATTAAAGGTTAAACCACCACCGACTTCAAACGTAATTCGATGGTTAGTCATATTACCACCAAGAAGAGATAAGTAATTATCATCTAATTTCTTAGTGATTGCTACTAAGTTATTACGATATTCATCTGTAAAGTCATTAGTAGAAAGAACTTTAGCTCCATCTTTCTTTACAAATGTATCGTCGATATGTTGTTTAGTATAAGTAGGATTACTATCATTATCTGTAGTAAGATGATCTAGTAATTCTTTATAATCATCATCGAAGTCATTAGATGATAAACCTTGACCAGTACGTCTATGGACATACTCTTTATCGATTTGACCCTTATCTAAATATTCATCTTTGAGTTTATAATGAAGAATACCAAACATGTACTGAAGTTTAGATAAAGCTGTAGATAAAGTATCTCCATGCTCTAATTCACCTCTAGCAATAGTTTGGATATTGGTAATAGTTACATGATTAGAATCTGTAGTTAATAAACTACGTTTTTCTAATTCTTTTACTACATCTTCAAGTGCTTTCTTATCTTCATCAGTAAAGTCATTACTAGAGAAACCCATTCCTTCAGCAGGAGCTACGAATTTGTCTAGTTTATCCCGAAGGTCTTTATCTAAGACATGAGCAGTTTGATCCAATACTCCGAGATAATATATAATGATGGATAATACTTCAGAAAGTTTCATACCTTCTGGAATTATATTGATATCGCCATGGTACGGTGCTAAGTTAGTTACCGTAATATGGTTACTATCATGCAATTCAGAAGATACTGTACCAGTAACGGCTGGTGTGGTAGCAGGAGTAGTTGCAGTAGTATCAGGCATCTAATTACCTCCTTTTCTGAAAAATAGATCCCATCAGAAAAATCTGATGGGATACAAGTTATTTAATTATATAGCTGGATCAGGAGATGTAGGAGATTGGATTCCTTCGCCTGCTTTAATTTCAGCATATACTAATACAGTATCAGCTGGTTCTTCAAGTAATACTGTAACGTCTTGACCATTAGCGGAAAGACTAATTACAGGAATAAAGTATTCGAAAGTACCATCATCATTTTTACGAAGAGCAGAAAGAGGAAGACGGTAAGCTGCAGACTCACCAGCAGGAAGAGTATATGCATTATAAGTAGGAGCTTCTGGATCTGTAGAGAATGTATAACCAGCAGTGAAACTACCATGTGGGATATATTTGGATTTGATTACAAATGCACCACCAGTAATTGCATTCAATTGAGCTGTAGTTACGAAGTCAGCTAAAGGTTTACCACCAAATTTAACAGCATTAAGAGCGGCACCATTGGAATCGAATTTAGCTTTCAAATCATTTTGTGCTTGTTTGATTGCTGGAACATCAGTACCTACTAAAGTATCTAATTTACCTTTATCTTCTTTGCTCATCAAACCATCAGCAGTTGCAGAAGCAGCAGAGTAAACTGTAGTACCAAGTTTTACCCAGGAACCAGCAGTACCATCAGTAGCAATAATGTATTTATCAGCTTCATCAGCTGTTTTAGTAGTTTGTACATCGAAACGATATACTTGGTTAGTATCATCTACAGAAAGAGTCCAACCTTCTTGAGGATGTGTAATAGCTTTCATTGCAGCAATATTAGCTACAGATGGACGCCATTGCATGGAGTTCATTGCAGATGTGATGCGGTTATCTAATTCAGCAGCTTTAGAAGATAAAGCGTCAGCAGTTGCATAGAAGGATGCATCTTTACCATTTAATTTAGTAGAGTTAGAAATAGTTTCTGGGAGTTGGTTGCCTTTAAGTTTACCATCGGCATCTAATTGTGCGATACCGTTAGCTACACCAACTTTATCCCCAGTAACCATATCTTTACCACCCAATGCATCAGTGATAGCAGCTTTACTTACAAAACCATTAGGAGAAGTAAGAAGCTTAGTAAGGATAGTATTGATAGGTAAAGTACTTAAGTCAGTACCACGTTCAATATCACCAATCTTTTGAGTAGTGAGAGTATTAGTAGGAATAGTCAACTTGTTGAAGTTATTGTTAATCGTAGTGATTACATTACGAGGAACAGCACCAAGTTGTACTTGTTTATATATTGGCATTGTAAATAGCTCCTTATAATTAACTCAAAATACAGAAACCAGCTACAGGGGTAGTAAATTGAAGAACAATTTCTTCTTGAGTTTCTGTAATATCAGGATAAACGATTTGATATGTTGGAGTGCCTTCTAAATGAGCATAAACATTTTTAACCAAAAGATTTCTTTCTTTTTCGGTTTTAGGAATTCTAATAACCCAATAATCATTTTCAGGAATCTTTTTGAAGGAATCCGTTACAAAGTAAAGACGGGATTCAGTATAGTAATGATTTTTAATAATATCATCTACCCGTTTATTATTCTTCTCTACCATGTCAATAATATCTTGACGGAATTCATAGAATTTAGAAACGGATAAAGAATTATTTTCACTAGCATTACCAAAGTATACCCAGCGATACAATTGTTCATTCCAAATATGAAGATCAAGAGTATCACGATCGATATAGAATACACCAGAAACGCCTACTTTAGGTCTAGGATTATTTGCATCGGTCCAGACAAATCCAGAACCAAGTTTATGTGTACCTAGGAAGATTTCATCAGTATCTGTTGTGAAATACAACGTATCCATATCTGGAGTAACGATATCGTCATAGGTTTCTTTCTTCATTTTAGCTAATTTACGAATTTTATTAGTATCAGACAAAGTAAGTCCTCCTTTCTTTACAATAAGTTTATATTAGTGTTGAACAGGCTCTATCGAGATTTCTTCGATAAAGTAACCATCTTCGACTTTAAAATCTATTGTAACTTTATCATCTTTAAGGAATTTAAATACAGAACCTCTTTGACCATTGATAGTTAAGTTACCATTATAAGCACCAACTACAGTTAAGTTACATACGTCTTCAACTGCATCTTTTGGAGCTATAGTAACATCTTCTTCTACCATCATATAGTTTACAGGTCTATCTTCTGGGTTAATAATATAACCCTTATGGACTTTAGTAGGAACTAAAGTAATCATAGATTTATATGGAACTTCAAACGATTCAGTATATTCTTTACCAGCATATTTTACCACCAAAGTATAATGCTCTGGTTGTACTATATTAACTCTGAATGTCTTAATTGTACTCATAGAAGTACTGATAGTCATATCAGAAGTTACTACACCTTCAGGGATATTAATCTCACCTGGGTTATAACCAGTTTCTCCGATAGCATATGCTCTAAACTTAGTACCGTATACAGCATTGAATGTATTAGTATAACCAATACCATTTGCCTCCACATATATCTTTTCTCTAGGTTTATTGATGATAGTTACACTATATCTATGAACAGTTGCAGGAGTTGCTGAGATAGTTATATTCTTAGTAACACGGAATCTACCATAAGGATGTACTGTACCAGCATCATAACCAGTAGATGCTTTGATATGTACTAATACAATATCACCTTCTTTAGCATCAAAGGTTTCCATATAGAACTTACCACCACATTCACACATGATAGTTTGATTCTTGGTTTGTTTAATAGAAATAGTATAAGTAGGAACTACAGTTTCACCAAAGTCTAATTGATAAGACTCATTCTTAATATTAGGTAAGAAACCATAGTTATTCTTCTTGATTTCTTCTTTAAATGCAGGTAAAGCCATATCGCCTATAATATGCTCTTCTTGATCAGTTAAAGTAGCAAAATTATTCAGTAAGTAATAAAGACTACCATATCCACCAATAAGAGATGCAGTATCTGGTACAACCATATTAGGTGCATTATCTATAGTAGCAGAAATAGATACATAACCAGCACGGTTATTATCATTCTCTATATTAGCTATCATCTTAACATAATTAGCAGATATTTCTCTATATACCCTATCATAATAAGAGTATAAAGAGATAGCACCTTTTGGAGGTTCCATATCGAATCTAGTCTTACCAAAGTTAACTAGTCCGACAGCTGAACCTGTAAAGATACTATCATCATGAATAAAGAAGTAAGCTAATTGATAAGGATCAGTAAAGTCTAATACTAAATCATAAGTATAGAACTTATTCTTATCAATATAGAAATCAAGTTTATTATTGGCTAAATCTATCAATACACCAACCAATTTACCTTGAGTAGGAATTACAGATGTTTCCATATCTCCGCATTGGTGTGTTGTCTCAGCAAGCTGTTCTACTAATCTGTATTCGTAAACTGCTTGTTTTTGGTGCCATAAAGACATACGAGAAGACTTAGATAGTATGGAGTTATTAATATTTGATATACCTACAGATACAGGAATACCGATAATACCATCATTAAGTTCACCTCTAGAACAAGTAAATTCTAGATATATCTTTTGGTTCTTAGGTATAGGTAGATTAACAAATGCTGTAGATCCATATAGAGTAGAGTTGACTATAGTAGAATCACTATACATTTCAAATCTATTCTTACTAGTCACATCTATATTCATATCAGAGCTAATAATCTTAGGAACTTTATCATCAAAAGTACCTTTAACTCCAGAACAGTTAATAGAAAAGCTTCTAACAAGTTCTTTCCATTTATCTCCACCAATTTCAACTTTGATTGGTAATTTAGCTTCGAATGGAGTACGTTTATAGTAGAACCCATATGGAGTTTTATAATCATCTTGAGGATAGGCAACATTAGTCTTACCGAAGTTTACATAAAGACTAATTTGTTTCTTTATCATATCCTCATATTCTACTCTATCATCATAAACTACTTCATCATAATAGATATCAGAATAAATACAAGGATAGAAATTATGATCAGTTAGTTTAAAATTAGTAGGAGAAAAAGAATAAAACTCTTTACCATTGTTAAAGAATGTAATCTTATTGCCAGGTACATCTACACCGACACCGATTACATCTTTACCACCTGGTAGATGAGTTAAAGTTTTTTCTGGAGATACATGATTATTTATAGCAACTGCATTGAACTTTTCTTGAATATCAAAGTTCTTATCATATTCATGATATAAAGCACCAATACAGAAATCAGCATTTAATACACCAAAGGAAGCTTCTCTAGAAACCCCTATATAAATTGGAATATTGTGAAAAGCAGATATTGGATAATAATTGCTTACATTTACTTCGAAATACATTTTACCAGTAAGCTTCTTATTACCAATTAAGAAGAATGGTTTATTATAAGTAAAATGTAAACCATCTATACTTATATCTTCATTAGGCATAGACTTCTCGTCATATGCACTCATAAATACTTTATCCAAGCTAGAATCCTCCTTTCCAAATTATATAGATGTAAACGATAATAAAACTCCCTAGCCTAATATTAGGCTAGGGAAATAAACCTTATAAATTCTCAACTTTTAATTGACCAAAGGAAGGGATGGTTACATTTAAGGATGCATTCTTAACATATCTTACTTTACCATCGATTACACCACTTAGATCATTGTGTTCACTTATCAATACAATATTAGAAGAACCTTCTGGGAATTCTTCATGGTCATTTACGCTAGTATTCCAAATAGCTTTAATGGATGGGAACTTAGATAACTTTTGAAGTAATAAGTTATTAGAGTTTTGCCATAAGTAAACAATCTTAGCTTTAACTGGAGTGATTGCATTAGCTTTAATTAAAAGATCATTCAAATCTTCACCATAAGAATAGCTATCATAAACAATAACTTCAGCATTAGCTAATTTTGTTAATTTTTCCGTATCAGAATCAGAGATATCTCTACCTGTAGTAGTTATATTAGATGAGAAATTAATAGAATTAATTATATCAGTTACTTTTGTTTTAAGAGTATCTTGATCTTCAAACATTTTAGTCACAGCTTGATATTTAGTACCAAATTTAGCAGCGATAGTTTTTACAGATTCTGGGAAATCTTTCCACGTACCAGTAGGAATATCTACGTATTTTGTGAATCCGATATTAGTAATTAAGCGGAATTTTTCTGTATCATCTACATTACCATCAACAATAAAAGTATCGTAAATATTAGATACATTGGCATTATCAGGGAATATAGCATGATAAGAGTAGTTATATCCATTTAAATCACGTGGACTGAAGTTAGTTGCGTCTTTACAATATAAAAAAGCATTATCAATTATGTATGAATTTTCTACTCCAGTATTTATTTGGATAGTAGGTTCTTGTGAGAAATCAACTTTGCTATTTAAAGAATTCAACATTGCAACCATATCAGCTTCAAAGCTAGGTTTGATTGTAGCTGTCAGAGAAGTTGTTTTGAAAAGGTTAAATACTTTCAATTCAAATTCTCTTGTGATGTCAATAGCATCAGGGATAGTAACTCGATTTACTACAGGGTTGCCGCTAGACATATATCTACCTGTAATTTCTGGATGTGCTTCAAATTTAACAAACCCATGATCAGTACCATCTTGAATAACCTTAAGGCTACTGTTACCATTAGGATTGATGATATCAATGTCAATTTGTTTAGTACCGTTACCATAACGAACTACAGTTCCATTGTTATATTCAACATTGAACTTTTCTTTTACCATGTCTTTAAGCATATCAGTTAAACCAACAGGGATTTTGTAGAATTCTACAGCTTCTCTATCTAAACCTAGGTTTAAACCGAATTCACTAAAGCCAGTATCTACAGCTTCTTTAACTTCTACTACAGTTATAGCTTGAGAAGCATCAATAGCATATACTACTTCAGGATCTAAAGTACCTGTAGCTGCTTTTTGATCGTATGCTTCTTTTGTAGTAAAAATAATTTTCTTTATTTGGTCAGCCATAAATTATTCTCCTTTCTAAATTATGAATTATTCGTTAATTTTAGCAGTATATCTATCAGAAAGTTTCTTAACATTTTCTTTTTCAGATTCAGGGAATGCTACCCATTCACCAGTACCCAAATCAACGTATTCACTGAAATCAGGTGTCAAGAATAATACTTTGGAATCATCGGAAGAAACCAAAGAAATCTCTGGAATTTTTTCAACGTCATCTTTAGATTTGAGTACACAGTATTTTGTACCAAAACCAATAAGAGTATTATAGAAATTATCACCTAAAGCTTCTCTATTTGGAGCTAATTTAAACAAACCGTTATCGAAAGTATAATTCCCAGCAGCACCAAATTCTTGTTTTGAAACAGCTTGTTCAAAATTAACTTCAGAAACGAATTCTTGTAATTTTTCGATAGCTGTAGATTCAAAAGAATGTTTGATAGGGAATGTTTGTTCTGCTGTGCCAAATAAATTAGAAACTTTAAGTTCAAAGTCTTCTTCTAAATTAACACCATCTGGAATAATAACAGTAGCAAGACTATCATTTGGTCGTTTACCATATTCGTAATGGCAATAGCCATGGTCGGTTTCACCTTGAATAGCTTTAATGAAAACATTGTCACTAGGAATTACTGCACCAGTAACAAGGAGTCTATTTGTTTTATTAGCAAAGTATGGGTATGTATTAGACAAATCATCTGTTAATTTTTCAATAACGATTCCTTTAAGCATATCAACTAAAGAAACGGATTTATTATAGAACTTAGCAGCTTCTCTACTAATACCTAAATTAAAACCAAATTCAGTAAAACTATTATCTACTGCAGTTTGTACTTCTTTTTTATCAACGGCTTGTGCTGCATCAATAGCATATACTGCACCCTCTTCTAGAGTACCATCTGCTACTTTTTGTGTATAAGCTTCTTTTGTAGTAAAAATAATTTTAGTAATATCTACCATTATTATATAAACCTTTCTATATTAAATTATTATAAGTGGTCGTTAGGTTGCAATAGTACAATACGCCAAGAGCCAGGACCTTCTGTTGATTCAGCGATATAAATTTGACCATATGATATCGCAACTTGCCCAGCAAAGTCTGGAGCTTTAGTTATATCAGTAGCAACAAGTTTACCACCATCAATAGAAGGTATTTGAATCTTCTTAATTGCGTTAACGACATCTTTTCCAGATAGAAAGTATACTGCTTCTTCATCAATTGAATTAGATTCAATCATTTGACTAAGTTTATCATAGCTAATTAAAGTAGCTTTTTTTAAAACTGTCATTAATTATACAATCCTTTCTATATTAAAATATTATAGCGTATCTATCGATTCGGTTCTGATAACATTCCAACCAGCACCACCATGATCCAATGATTTAGCTATATAAATTTGACCACCAGATACTGCAACTTGTCCAATGAATGCTGGAGTAGTAGTAATATCGGTAGCGGTAATACTATCTTTACGAACATATTCTTTTAACTTTTCGTCGATATCTACGTTATTAGCAATCCATTTGGTACCATTCCAAACTATTTGCAATCCTAAAGTAGTATCGAAGTATTGTTGACCTACAGCAAGATTTTCTATTGGTCGTTTTTCAGTAGGACCAGAGTGAATGATTGGAATAGTTTCATATGTCATTACACCCATAGTATTTACTGGTTTATCGGGTATGAAATAAATTTCCATTTTTAAGTCGTCTAATGAAGTAATGACATTAGCATCGTAAGTTTCAGGAATTTCACATTTCATGGTCTTGGCTTCTACATTAGTTTCAGTAACCTTAAAGGCACCTTTACCTAATACATTCATCACACTACCAACTGTAATTGGAGTGTCTTTTAATGTACCATTACCCCACACTGGGAATTTATTAAAACCAAAAGTTAATGTTCTATCACCATTATTGGTAACAGAAGTAGGTTTATCGTCTTTTGGTAAATATTCAGTTTTAGTAGTATATCTATAAGTAGATACATAACCAAAATGACCAGAATTATTTGGTTTAGATTCTAAGAAAACATCACCAGCAACACCAGCGGTATAATTACTATAATCGTAATCTTTAGCGTCTTTATAAGGAACACCATTAGCACCGAAGAAGATAGCTGAACCTTCGCCGTCAGCTAGTTCATCTGTACTAGCAATATTTTCTTCACGAATAGTTCTATCGTAACCTAAATAGATTCTTGTTTTAGCCGAGTCTTCCGCTTTAATTTCGTATTTTCTATTAAGGAAACCTCTAGAACTATATTCATCTACAGAACCTAGATTATTAAATAAAGTCAAAGCAGGATATTCAGTAACACCATTTGGAGAAATAGACAATTCTGGAGAATTAAGCCAAGAGAATTTAGCACCTTTTTGTATCCAGTGGTCGAAATTTTCTTGGAATTTTTCAAATTTAAGATCGCTTATTTTAACTTCAATTTTAGCACTTTCTGGTGAGGTTAAATAGATAAACGCAGAAGGTTTTTCTTGAGAAAATACATGATCAACATTATCGTCAAGTGTAATATCTAATTCAACATTACTAATTTCTGCTCTTGGTCCAACGCTAATATATAGTGGATTTTGGTTAAGAGCCCATCTACCAGTCAATTTAAAGTTTGATATTTTATTGGCATAGAAATTAGCCATAGTACCACTATTTAAATCTACAGTATCGTCAAAATGAATAGTAACATTTTCGAAATCAGCATACGAGTATGTTGAGAAACAATAAGTACAGTTATTAGAAACGATATTACTTATACTATTATTTATACCGTAACTATATTCTAGATATATAGCATACATACCATAATTAGCTTTTATATTATCGATAGTCAAGTTATTACATTGGGCAGATAAATCTATATTATTACCAGCACAGTCTTTGGTATTAGTCATTCGAAGATTTACTAATTTTACGTTAGTAAATAATAAAGTACTAATAGTACTTTCTGTACCGATAAATTTAATATTACTACCGTCAGCATCTTGGTCTTTAACTTTGAATACAAAACCATCGATTGTAATATTATAAGCATTTAATACTTCACTATCTTGATTTTCTGGTGCGTTGCGAGTTAATACAAACCCAATAGGTTCACCTGTAGAAGCATCGGTATGATCACATATGATAGTAGCACCATAAGTAGATTCAGATCTGATAACTAAAGAACGACTCATCTTTTCTGGACAGAAAATCTTTACTGGATTTTCAATCTTATAAGTACCATCAGGGAAGATTACTTCTTGGTATTTTTCTTTAGATACTTTTAGGAATAGTTCATTTAACTTTTCAGTTACATCGGTAGCACCAGTATTATCGATACCATAGCTAACTACGTCAATACTTTTAGTAGTATCCATACCAGCTTTGATAGTAGATATTTCTTTTGCTATCTTATCTATAAATGGATCTAAGACACGTGTCAGCGTATCTTTTAAATTTGCCATATTATTCATCTCCTTTCATTTTAATGATTTTCAGCTGTCTCTGTAGTTTCAGTAGTAGCTAATGGATTATCATATTTAATCTTAGCTGCTTCATACTTAGCTACAAGATCTAGACCATCTAACGAAAGGGATTCATCTTTTACATAATCACTTAAATCTACTTGAGGGGCAGATGAAGAGATAACACCAGCTTCGGATATAGTAATACCCTCACCAGCTGTAAGATGTTGGAGTTCGGTTTTCTTAGCATAAGTAGCTTCAACTTCAGTTATTTTAGCTAAACCTTCAATGCTAGGAACTTGTACACCAGCAACAGCATCAGTTACTTCTTGTTTAGTAGCAAGATTACTTATATTAGGAATAGAAGTTTGATCGGCTTTAGATTCGATTTTGGTATCGATATCTTTAATCTTATCATGTAAATCTTTACCAGATAAAAAATAAACTGTTTCATTATCGATAATACCGTGATCAATCATATCTTTGAGTTTGGTATAATCGATTAAAACAGCTTTCTTCAAAACCGTCATATAATAACTCCTTTCATTAAAATTAAAATATATGGATAGGTCTTATAAGACCTATCCATAAAGATTTTCTATTTAGTTGTAATTAGTGTTCTACTTCTACTGTAGTGATATTAGCGAATGGGTTGTGCCATTCAGTACCATTCCAGTATATAGGAACACCAAGAGTTGTATCAAAGTATTGTTGACCAACTACAAGGTTTTCAGTAGGACGTTGTTCTGTAGTACCAGAAGCAACAGCAGCTAATTTAGCTTTGAGATCATTGATTGTAGACTCAAGTTCTGCTACTTTAGTATCATATACAGTTTTTGCTACAACTTCAGTAGTTTTAGCAAGACCTTCGATAGAAGGCAATTCAGCTTTAGTAGCTAAACCAGAAATGTCAGGCAATTCTGTTTTCTTAGCATAAGTAGATTCAACTTCAGATGCTTTAGCTAAGCCTTCAACGGAAGGAAGTTCTGTTTTCTTAGCATAGTCAGCTAATTTACCTTCTACTTCACCTTTAGCTTCTGTAATTTTACCGTCAACTACAGTAGATAATTGATTGATATTTTGAGTTAAAGTTTCTTCAGTAACTAATTCAGCTTTAAGTGCAGTTTTGATGTTTTCTTCATCATCAGAAGTTAAGAAATGTTTACCTTCTAAAGTAGCTACACGATCAGATACTGTTGTAACTTCAGCTTTAGTAGCTAAACCAGATACGTCTGGTAATTCTGTTTTCTTAGCATAAGCTGCTTCGATATCTGTAGTTTTAGCTAAACCTTCAATGCTAGGAATAGCAGATGCGTCTGCTTTAGTAGCGAATTTAGCATCAACTGCAGCAACTTCAGCTTTAGTAGCCAAACCAGATACGTCTGGGATAGCGGATACATCAGCTTTAGCGGCTAATTTAGTATCTACTTCAGTAGTCTTAGCCAAACCTTCGATGGAAGGAAGTTCTGTTTTCTTAGCATAATCAGCAAGTTTAGCTTCTACTTCAGTAGTCTTAGCTAAGCCTTCAATGCTAGGAACAGCAACACCAGCAACAGCAGCTGTAACTTCAGCTTTTGTAGCCAAGCCAGATACATCTGGTAATTCAGTTTTCTTAGCATAAGTAGTTTCCACTTCAGTTTTAACAGCCAAGCCAGATACGTCTGGGATAGCAGTCACGTCAGCTTTAGTAGCCAATTTAGTGTCAGTTTCAGCTTTAGTGTAAACATTTTTAACTTTGTCTGCAACTGTAGCCAAATCAGAGTTTTGAGCCAATGCTTTTAAGCTATTTACTGTTTCTACATCCAAACCAGCTACGGCATTAACTGCTTCTTTAGTAGCATATGTATTAGCGATGTCCGCAGATTTAGCGTAGTCAGCTAATTTAGTATCTACTTCAGTAGTTTTAGCCAAACCTTCGATAGAAGGCAATTCAGTTTTCTTAGCATAAGCTGCTTCGATATCTGTAGTTTTAGCGTAGTCAGCTAATTTAGCTTCAACTTCAGTTGTTTTAGCTAAGCCTTCGATAGAAGGAACTTCTACAGCAGCAACAGCAGATGTAACTTCAGCTTTAGTAGCTAAGCCAGATACGTCAGGAAGTTCTGTTTTCTTAGCATAAGTAGCTTCTACTTCAGCTTTCTTAGCGTAGTCAACTAATTTAGCATCAACTTCTGTACCTTTAATGAAACCTTCTACAGAAGGAACAGTAATAGCAGCAACTTCAGCTTTAGTAGCTAAGCCAGATACGTCAGGAAGTTCTGTTTTCTTAGCATAGTCAACTAATTTAGCATCTACATCTGTAGTTTTAGCTAAACCTTCAATGGAAGGAAGTTCAGTTTTCTTAGCATAGTCAGCGAGTTTAGTTTCAACTTCAGTTGTTTTAGCCAAACCTTCGATAGAAGGAACTTGTACACCTGCAACAGCGGCTGTAACTTCAGCTTTAGTAGCCAATGTGGATACGTCAGGAAGTTCAGTTTTCTTAGCATAAGTAGCTTCTACATCAGTAGTCTTAGCTAAGCCTTCGATAGAAGGAACTTGTACACCAGCAATAGCAGCTGTAACTTCTTGTTTAGTAGCAAGACCAGATACATCTGGGATAGCAGTTACGTCAGCTTTAGTTGCAAGTTTATCATCAGTTTCAGATTTAGTATAAACATTCTTAACTTTTTCTGCAACTGTAGTCAAGTCAGAGTTTTGAGCCAATGCTTTTAATTGGTTTACAGTATCTGCATCCAATCCAGCTACAGCATTTACAGCTTCTTTAGTAGCATAAGTTGCAGCAACTTCAGATGCTTTAGCCAAACCAGTAACCGCTTCAGTAACTTCAGCTTTAGTAGCTAAACCTTCAACAGAAGGTAATTCAGTTTTCTTAGCATAGTCAGCGAGTTTAGTATCTACATCTGTAGTCTTAGCTAAGCCTTCAATACTAGGAACAGTAATAGCAGCAACTTCAGCTTTAGTAGCCAAACCAGATACGTCTGGAAGTTCTGTTTTCTTAACATATGTAGTTTCTACTTCAGCTTTTGTAGCAAGACCAGAAACGTCTGGGATAGCAGTAACGTCAGCTTTAGTAGCTAATTTAGCTTCAACTTCAGTTGTTTTAGCAAGACCTTCAATGCTAGGAACTTCTACACCAGCAACAGCAGCTGTAACCTCAGCTTTAGTAGCCAAACCAGATACATCAGGAATAGCAGTAATGTCAGCTTTAGTTGCAAGTTTATCATCAGTTTCAGATTTAGTATAAACATTCTTAACTTTTTCTGCAACTGTAGTCAAGTCAGAGTTTTGAGCTAAAGTTTTCAAAGTATTTACAGTGTCAGCATCTAAGCCAGCTACTGCATTTACAGCTTCTTTAGTAGCATAAGTTTCAGCAACTTCAGCTTTTGTAGCCAAACCTTCAATACTAGGAAGTTCTGTTTTCTTAGCGTAAGTAGCTTCTACTTCAGCAGTTTTAGCATAATCAGCTAACTTAGTATCAACTTCTGTTGTTTTAGCAAGACCTTCGATAGAAGGTAATTCAGCTTTAGTAGCTAAGCCAGTTACATCTGGTAATTCAGTTTTCTTAGCGTAGTCAGCTAATTTAGTATCAACTTCAGTTGTTTTAGCCAAGCCTTCAATAGAAGGAACTTGAACACCAGCAACAGCAGCTGTAACTTCAGCTTTAGTAGCGTAGTCAGCAAGTTTAGTTTCTACTTCAGCAGTTTTAGCTAAACCTTCAATACTAGGAACAGTAATAGCAGCAACTTCAGCTTTAGTAGCTAAACCAGAAACGTCTGGGATAGCAGTAACGTCAGCTTTAGCTGCAAGTTTATCGTCAGTTTCAGCTTTAGTGTAAACATTCTTAACTTTTTCTGCAACTGTAGTCAAATCAGAGTTTTGTGCTAAAGTTTTCAAAGTAGATACAGTATCTGTATCCAAGCCAGCTACCGCATTGATAGCTTCTTTAGTAGCATAAGTTTCAGCAATTTCAGCTGTCTTAGCATAGTCAACAAGTTTAGTATCTACTTCTGCAGTTTTAGCGTAGTCAGCAAGTTTAGCTTCAACTTCAGTTGTTTTAGCTAAACCTTCAATGCTAGGAACTTGTACACCAGCAACTGCATCAGTTACTTCTTGTTTAGTAGCAAGACCAGATACGTCTGGAAGTTCAGTTTTCTTAGCATAAGTAGTTTCAACTTCAGAAGCTTTAGCAAGACCTTCAACAGAAGGTAATTCGGTTTTCTTAGCATAGTCAACAAGTTTAGTATCTACTTCAGCAGTTTTAGCATAGTCAGCTAATTTAGCTTCAACTTCAGTTGTTTTAGCCAAACCTTCAATGCTAGGAACTTGTACACCAGCAACAGCAGTAGCAACTTCAGCTTTTGTAGCAAGACCAGATACATCTGGAATAGCAGTTACGTCAGCTTTAGCTGCAAGTTTAGTTTCTACGTCAGCAGTTTTAGCATAGTCAACTAATTTAGCATCAGATTCTGCTTTAGTATATACATTAGCTACTTTAGCAGCTACAGTAGTTAAGTCAGAGTTTTGTGCCAAAACTTTCAATTCAGCAACAGTATCTGCATCTAAGCCAGCTACTGCATTGATAGCTTCTTTAGTAGCGTATGTATTAGCAACATCAGCAGTTTTAGCATAATCAGCTAATTTAGTATCTACGTCAGCAGTCTTAGCAACACCTTCAACAGCAGCTGTAACTTCAGCTTTAGTAGCAAGTGTAGGGATAACTGTAGCGTCAGCTTTTTCAGCTAATTTAGTATTAACTTCAGCTTCTTTAGCATAGTCAACCAATTTAGCATCAACTTCAGTAGTCTTAGCTAAACCTTCAATGGAAGGCAATTCAGTTTTCTTAGCATAAGCTTCTAATTGAGTTTGTACTTCAACAGCTTTAGCATAGTCGTTGAGTTTTTCTTCAACAGCAGCTGTTTTAGCATAAGCGGAAAGATCTTGTTCATGAACGTTTAATTTACCGTCAGTTACATAGAGACCTTCACCAACTTTTACACCACCCAATTCTTCTTCAGAAGCAACTGGAAGAGTGTATTTTTCCAAACCAGCAAGTTTTTCTTTTTCTTCAGTTGTGAAGTCTTCAGTAGAAAGTTGTTTACCAACAACTACTTCAACTTTATTCAACATTTTAGCTTCAATGTCAGCTTTAAGATCAGCTACAGCTTTTTCGGATTCTTCTTTAGTAGCGATTTTGTCTGTAGGAAGATTTTCCAATTCATGAGCAACATCAGCTACTTTTGCTTCTTTAGCTTTACCTTCTTCGAAGTTAGCTTCAAGAGCACCAACTTGACCTTTTAAAGTATTCAATACTTCATCTACAGCTTGTTTCAAAACTGTATCTGCAGCTGTGTAAGCAGTAGCTACTACTTTATTAGCTTCTTTAATAGTATCTTCAACTTTGCTAAGAGTTACATAGTTTGTATTAGGTTGAATGATCAAGTTGTAGTCTAAGGAGTTAGGATCTTCAGTAAGTTGAATAGCTACACCCACATTACCTTTAGTATCAAGGTAGAAGTGACCATTAACTAAGTTTTGTGGACGAACTGTAGCGTCTTTTACCAAGGAGCATACAGATGCATCAAATTTAGAAAGGTTAACATAAGAAGCACCATTAACGACACCCAAGTTAACACCATCGAAATAGAATACGCCTTCTTTAGCACCAGCTGGTTGTTGAGAAGCATCTTCTACGTAGTTAATAGGACGAGCCTTAGGATCAATGAATTTAGTCCATTGATCATTAACCATACCCGCAACACCACCGTTTTTATCTACATAGAAACGACCTTTGCGAATTGTCTTAACGTCAGGAATGTTATCAATGGAGTCGATAACAACAAGAGCATCTGTAAGTTGTACGGAACCTTTGAAGAGTTCACCAGTATCTTCCAAGAAATAGAAAGCATCTTCGTCTACTTTAGTACCAGTAATCAATTCACTGTATTTAGCCGCAGTAAGACGTACAAAGCGTTTAATCATGTTCATATTAGCAGTTCCTCCTATTCCTCTACTGTTTCCCATTCAAGAGCTTTATTCAATTTAGCTCGAGTAATAATTTCAAGGTTAGGGTCTGTTTCGGCACCAGCTTTGTTATAAGTTTTACCGTTTACGAACCAAGTATCACCATGATCCAATGTTTCGAATTCAAGAACTTTAGTTGTACCAGCACGTAATTCAAGAGTGTCCAATTCATCTACAAGGATTGTAGCAGGAACTGTTTCACCACGGGAGTTAGTAGTTACGTAAGTAACAGTTGGAACTGTTTGACCAACTACTACACACCAACGAATTTTTGCATAGTCAGCTTTAGCTTTCAAGAATACATTGAAAACATAAGAAGGTAAGTTTGGAGTTACTTGTGTACGCATGATTGCACCGTCAGACAATGTAATCAAGTTACCATCTACAGCAGGATTAGTAGCTGTAGGGTTATCGCTAGGAGTAGCATCTTGTACTGTAACAGAGTCCAAAGAACCCCAGTTTTCATCAGTAGTATTACCGTTACCAGGATCGGAAGTTAATTTGAAAATGCCTGCAGAGAGAACATTAACAAGCATACCCAATTTACGACGTTTTTTAGGGATAGCATTACGTTCTTCAATTGTTTTTACAGAACGATAGCCACCTTGACCATACTCTTCGTAATGAGTAGCATAATTATCGGTAGTTTTAAATGGAGCGATACCAGAAGCAACATTAGTGCCAGGGATATCGTAAGCAACAGGGCTTTCAACGACGCGTCGGTTTGTTGTGTCCATATTAAAATTACACCTCCTTAAAAAAATAAAATTATTCTATATAGAATATGAGAAAATAGTAAACTTGAAAATTTTTCGAAGATACTCTTCTCTTCTATATTATGAAGTTCAGAGATTTTAACACCCTTTTGGAAGGAAAAAATAAGGGAAGATTTGGAGTAGGCTAATATTAGCCTACTCCGTGGAATTTATTATAAATTTTGCGTTCAATTTCTTTAAGCTCGCATTGTTGCATGAATCGTTTATCCATAGCTCCAATCTCACCTAAATTAACAGCTGGGCATTCAAAACAGTTGACGTTTTTACAACCTTTAGAACAACCAACTTCTTTGTTCAACTCCATTTCTAATTCTTTAGTTTTAGTGAAGTCGATACCAGATTTTAAATTACCAATCTTCCATTGTGTGGTCACATATATATTATCATCAGGGACAAACATACCACAAGGGTATAAATCTCCATTCTTGTCTATATGGAGATGAGACCCAAGATGACTACATTTAGAAGCTTCAGATGTTTCTTTATCTGAGTTATATTTAAGAGATTCCCAGTTTACATATCTGAATGAGAAGAAGCTATATATTCTAGCAACCTTCTCAAACATTTTCTTGCATTTGTATATAAACCATTCGTCTCTGTATAGTGGGTATTCCATTATATAATATAACTCAATAGATTTAGCTCCTCTGGATAGTAAAGCTAACATAGATTCTTCAATGAATTCTACGTTCTTTAGATGTATAGATATCCTAACTGTTACATTAGGACATTCTTTGATTATACTATAGATAGCATTATTCACAAAGCCATTATCATAACAAGACTTACGAATATACTTACTATACTTACCATCCCAGCTTACTTTTACTAACTCTTCGTCTAGATATCCTTCTTTAATCAATTCGATTAAAGATTTGAAATATAGACCATTAGTGGTTAGACCAAATCTAAAGTGAACATCTTTCGTTCTTTCTAGTTTTCTTAATTCCTTTATCATACGTTTAATACTATCAGAATAGATTAAAGGTTCTCCACCTATAAACTTTACATCTAAAGTATCTCCAGTAGGTAAATCTTGTAAGAAATTTTTAAGATCATCGATATCGCTAAATATTCCTTCAGAGACTCCTTCTCCTTGGAAGCAATAATCACAACACATATTGCACTTATCGGATACCTTGATCATTATGGATTTGAAGTTATCAAACACCTACGATCTCTCCAATCACTAAACTCTTCATATATTGATCGAAAGAGCTAAAGTTATAGAAGTCTATAGTAGTAAAAGTATTATCATAAACTGAATCAACCATATTTATTTCATCTACAGTTACTAGGTTATTATAATTCTTATACACATTTGTATTTACTTCTTGGAATAGAATACTATCACTAAATAACTTAGCTCCAAAATGATTAATAAGAGTTTGGTTATATCTCTTAATAATCTCTTTTAAAATTAACTCGTTTTCGAAGTTAAGGTTACAATGAATATTAATAGTTTTATCTACGTTCTTTACATAAACGACTAAATTTATAAATTCCATATTTTATCTATCTCTCGCTATCCAACTAGGCATCCTGTCAGTTACTTCAGGATCATTAACAAAATTTAATCTACCTAAGATCTTTTTTGTTTGTTGCTCTGTAAGAGCTGGTGCTAGAGTTTCGAATATATCACTTTCAAGTTTCTTGAAAGGATGAATATAACAACCCAACCCCTTATGTCTTGTGTAATAAAGCATCGCTGGACATTTATTACAATGGTATTGATTGCATCCACTACAGCCATTATCCCATTCGGTGTAATCTTTGACAAACTTTTGCATTTTGTCATAATCAATACCGTCTTTTACTGTACCAATAACGAAGTTTTGTTTAAAATTCTCACTAAAAAGAGAACAAGGGTATACATCCCCAGGGGTAGTGACATAAATCATTTTTCCTAATATCTCACATCCCAAATCGAACGGTTTCCCTGCGTTTAGAGCACGAGTATAATATAAATAGTTCCAATTTTCATAATCAAATGGTTCGTTATTATATAATTCGGCTATCTTAATAGCTTGGACTTTAAACTTCTTGAGAAGTTCTTCATCATGGTAATACATTGGGTCTTCTTTAAGATATAGAGGATAATACTCTATCTTATTACAACCACAATCTCTTGCATACTTAACGGAATCGTATAAGTCATCTACTGTTTCATGAGTAAGTGCTATTCTAAGTAAAATATCATTACGATATTTACTTGCCCCAAGTTTAGCTACTTGATCTCTAAAGAATTGATCATCATATTGAGGTAATTTAGAAAATCGAACTTTTGATGCGGAATATAATCCATCCCAAGACATCTTCATAGACCAGGAGTCTAATACATTATCATCTAGTAATTCAAAGATACCATCTAAGTTAGTACCATTAGTTACAGTTGATGCAATGACTCTTGTATCTTTATATCGTTCGATCTTCTTCATTTCCTTCATAAAAGATCTAATTTCATTACAGTATAGACTACATTCCCCACCAGTAAGTTCAAAGTCTAATACTGGACCGATATCCATAGTAAGCAACAGTTTTCTAAGTTCCTTGGACTGGTTAAATACATTAGACTTAGCTTTGGAATCTCTATCAGAGATGATACAATAGCTACAATCTAAGTTACAGAAGCTACAGAACTTAATAAGCACATATTTTATAGTATCAAACATGGTTATTCTACCGTTATATGCTTAAGATTTTCTAAATAGAAGTTATTTTTGAAGAAAGAATCACAATCTTCTAGAGTACGAGATTCTACTACACCATTAAATGGATTTGTAGATACATCAGAACCCAATCTATCAGATAGAATAAACTCTTTATCTGTATCAGAAAGATATTTAATCTTAATATCTCTCATATAGTCACAGTAATCAGTGAGTTTAAGATATTTACGAATAAGAATAGCATACATAGCATGATTAGACTTATCGTAATAGCTTAAACCACGAAGAGTATTTTCTATATAATATAAAGAGTCATTGATGTAATCTACAATAGTAGAAGTCATATGATGGAATGCTGTAAATTCACCTTTGAATAGATATAGGTTATTTATAGTATCCATATATGATAATACAGAGAAACTGCAGTTATAGTATTGGAAAGATTTTTCATTTACAATACCATTTACTCTACCTAATAGATTAAGAATCTCTTGACTAGGTAATTTAGGATTATTAACCATTACAGTTTGTACTGCTTCTAGATATGCTTCTAAGAAAGAGTTTTCGAAGATATCTGTATCGTCATATACATTCAATTCATCTAATAATTGTAATGCTTGGTCTGCAAAAGATTTATCCCATTTCATATCAACGAAATTAATCTTAGTAGCCATTACATACAACTTAGCATGCATATATTTTAACCAAATATATTTAGAAAGATTCATTTCTTTCTTTTCTTCTAAACTAGTAGACTCAAATAAGTTTACATAAGGTTTCATATATTCGGTATATGTACCATCTTCATATGATTTATTAAGTATATTGGATAATAAGAAGAATTTATTTTCATAATCATAAACTTCAGAATTACCAGTTTCATACTTAACAATCATTTCTTGTTTAGAATACTTACCATTGTTGATTTTGTATTCTTCGATATAATTAGGTTTGTCTTTGAAGAAAGTTTCGATAAGTTTATCTAGTTTAATTCCTAGAGCTTTGATTTCATCATTATCTACCCAGTTAGTAGTGATAGCATGTTCAAATGTATTCTTCTCTGTATAGATATCTTCCATTTGTTCAGAGATATCGATAAAATCTTGATTATCTTTAATTTCATCATAAAGACTTTCTGGAAAATAAAGGATCATTTTATCTATCCTTCCTTTCGGAGAAAAAAAAAAAAAGAGGGGTGTAAAATACACCCCTGCGATTATTTTAAAGTTGAATTATTTGTTGGAACTAATCTGCAAACTTACAGATACTTTCAGAATCCACATGATCTTTAATCCAGATCTGATAAGTTTCCTTATTTATCAGATGCTGGATATATTTTTCAATAGAACATGCTTCGAAGAAACCTTGTTTAGATTCCCAGATGATATTTCTAATATCATTGGTTTCTTGGTCGATCACTTCAATTCTGAATGTAACAAACTCTTTTTCTTTATACCATTCATTGAGATATAAAGATACAATATTTTTTATAGAAGCAAGAGCATTATTCAAATTGCTCGAAGAAGCAACACTTGCTTTATGTTTATTACAATCTTCGTAAAGGTTAAATATATACATGTGGGCTCCTTATTTGTTAGCTTTAAGTTCAGCAACTTCAGCAGTTAATTTTTCTACCAAAGCTTCTAACTTTTCAATTCTACTATCTTTGGATTTAGCCTCATTGATATATTCAGAACCTTTGCCAGTTTTGAATGCTACACCCACATTCATTTGAAGATGTTTACCGAAGCTAACAGCTCCAGATACCATAGTGCGTTCGTTAGGACGGTAGAATGCACCAACTGCAACAGCGTTAGCGTTGCGGTAGTGACCAACGGATGCAGCATAGGAAGCTTTGTCATCTTTATTGAAGTCTAGTGGGTGCAACCCAGCCAAAGCTGCAGATTGAGCACCTACACTAGCCACTTGAGAATCAGTGTAGTTGTTAGCTTCTTTGATAGCATTAGGACCAATAACGGAAACTTTATCTTCCAAGTCAGTAATGCGAACTTCATGATCACCTAATACTTCTTTATTTTTATCTACTTTAGCACTGATATCGTTAATATGAGTTTCGTGACTATTTACTTTAGTACCAATTTTATCTGCTTCTTCAACAATGGCATGTAATTGGCTGCCGTTAACAGCATCTGTAGAAGTATCAGATATACGTCCTGCTGCAACGTTAGTTACAGTTCGTTCTTTACCAATATCACCAATAGATACTGTTCCTAAAGGAACACTACCGGCAAAGGTATGTGTTGTACCATTAATAGTTCCAGATTCGGTTCCAATTGCAGTATTAGTAATGGAGTTATTACCAATAGCTACAGTGTTCTCTTCAGTTGCCTTTGCTCCATTACCAATAGCAAGTGAATTAGTAGCATTTGCAACTGCTTCTTTACCGATAGCATATGTATTGTCACCTTCTACCACAGCATCTTCACCGAATACTAGTGAGTTTTTGCCTGTGATTTTATTACGCTCACCACCAGCAAATGAATTATCACTCCTGAAATCAATAGCATTGGTATTACCAAATACTAATGTATTAGAAGAATGTGACGCATTTTGTACACCACCAGCAATAGAATTTTCTGCATTTGTGATAGTGTTGTGGAAACCACCCACAATACTATTAGCAGAGTTGTTGTTATTGCTAGTACCAATGGTTAAACTATTATGGGCATCATGTTGAGCCATATTGTTATAACCACCGATAAGAATATTCTTGACTACGTTACCGTCATTATGTTGGGTAACGTTAATATCCTCCCCATAAAGAATAGAGTTGTTGGCTTCGGTAGTTGAACGATAATGTCCAACATTGAAATTTTGGTTATTTTCTGAAGCCATAGCTGTACCAGCTAAGGTTGTTAATACTGCACTAGTTAATAAAATTTTGTTTACTTTCATTTTTCTTTACCTCTTTTTTAAAAAATAAAAGAGCCTCTATAAGAGGCTCTTTCATCAAATAATATAATTATTTAGTTTCTTCTACTTTCTTTAGAAGTTCATCGTATTTAGCAGAAATATTAGCTAATGTTTCTTCTAAAGTTTTCACTTTATTTTCAAGAGCATCGTGACGGTCAGTGTTCATTTCGCTGTGTTTACCGAAGCGGAATGTTGCACCAGCATTCACGACATTGCGATGAGCACCTAAAGTTGCACCTAAGGAAAGCAATGTGTTTTCGTTAGGTTGGTAGAATGCACCCAATGCTACAGATGTTTTATTTTTGTAATTACCAACACCTGTTGCGATTTGGAACTTATCGTGTTTGTTGAAGTCCAATGGGTGTAGAGCTGCTAGAGCTGCGTTTTGAGCTGTAGTTTCACTAACACGGCTATCAGTGTAAGCATTTGCACGATTCAATGTAGCTGCGTCACCATTAGTCATTGCAGTACGTACATCGTTCAATTGACCTACTGTAACAGCATCATTAGTATTGATACCACGTGCTACATTAGTGATAGTTTTACCACCAGCATTGATACCATTGCTGTCGATAGTAACACCAGCGATGTTAGCTTTGTCAGCTACAACTTTACCAGCTTTCACAGAATCAACTGTGATATCTTTATTTAAGTCGTATTTAACTACACCATTAGCATCAACAGAAGCTGTTGTATTAGAACCATTAGTGAAGTCTAGACCATCAGCTAGCATAGTAGTTTCAGTAGTACCGTTAGCTTTGTATGTTAAAGGTGTTTTAGTAGCTGCTTTATTACCATCATATTTGAAAGTAGTCAAGTCAGCTACATTGCTAGGTGCAACCCAACGTTCTACTTTGATGACATCGTCACCAGCGAAACGGTTGGAACCTTTAGCGATAGCATCTACTGTTGTACGGGATACATACACACCATATTGTGCATTTGCATCACCAGTGGATTTACCATTCAATACACCTACGGAAGCGATGTTGTCTATACGACTATCGGAAACTACGGATTCAGTAGAAATAGAATCTTTCAACTGTTTGTAGTTAACAGCATCAGTATCTTTTACACCAGCTTTTACGTTGTTGATAACTTGGCTACCTACATCGATACCGTCAGTAGTGAATGCTACGTGACGGTTATTGGAGTCAGCTGTAACACCATTGATATCATGTGTAGCTGTATCCAAGTTATCACGGTTTTCGATAACCATACCAGATGCTTTGTATTGAGTATCAACATCACCATCAAATACACCCATACCATCTTTAGTGATGACATTGTGTACAGGGTCGGATACAGAGCCAAAGGATGCGGAACTTAGATCTACGTCTTTCTTAGTAGCTACTTTGTATTCAACGCCACCATTAGAATTTGTAGAAGTTGTAACAACTACATTGTCGCCAGCAACAACACTTCCGTGCTTCTTAGCTTCTGCCATAGCATCAGCTGCTGCTTGTTTATTAGCAGCAATCGCTACTTCGTGGTCAGCTACAACATCGCCTAACATTTGAAGACCAATAGCTGTATCTTTAATGTCTTGATGGTTTTTGTCGATAGCTTTAACAGCAGCATTTAATTGACTACCATTGATTGCATCTGTGGAAGTATCACTAATGCGACCTGCTGCCACATTAGTGATTGTGCGTTTGTAGTTAGCAGCACCATTAGCAGAACTTCTAGCATCGGAACCTACAGATAAAGTAGACAACGCATTTGTACCTGCAAATGTATAGGTCTTACCACCGATAGATGCGGAAGCTGTATTTACTACACCATCAGTAACGGAATTGCTACCAATTGCTACGCTATTAGCATTATCAGCAAGGGCATTGTTACCAATTGCTAAAGCATCCATTGCTGTAGCTTCAGTGTGTGTGCCAACAGCAATGGCACCTTGACCTTGGGTCTTAGAATTAGAACCGAACACAAGTTGTTCAGGGTCTGTCCCTACAACTGCATTATTGTAACCAACCACTACTGATTGGTCAGCAGCAATAGACCCATTATTACTACCGATTACTGTTGTATTAGCAGCTGAAACAGAATTATCGCGACCGATAGCAACTGTAGAATTACCAGATGCATTAGTACGAACACCAATAGCGACAGTAGAATCAGCTTCAGCTTTTACTGTTTTACCAATAGCAATAGTTGAGCTGCTTTCAGCGTAAGCACCATTACCGAAAGCTAAAGCATCTTCACCATTAGCTCTTGCTTGGCTACCGATGGCAAAGTTGTTGTCTCTTAGTGCTTGAGCAGAAGAACCGATTGCAACAGAGTTACGACCAGCTGCTGTGGAATATTCACCACCGGCAATAGAGTTGGTACCCTTTGCCTTGTTTGCATTACCATACACGAATGCGTTGTCTTTTGAAACTGTGTTGTTGTAGCCTACAGCGAAGGCACTTGTACCACCTGCTTCAATAACGTTAGATTTACCATACGCTTCGGCACCGTAAAGTGCTGCGTTAGGGTCTACGGTATTATTTACCCCTGCCGCAAATGTAGTACCAGAAATTGCAGCCATAGCTGCTAGAATTACCAATGTTTTGTTTGCTTTTGTTGTTTTCATTATCGTTTCCTCCTAAAATATTGAATAACTTAAAACAACTTAATTTATATAACTTAATAACCATACTCCTACCTATTGGGTATGGTTAGAGTTATTACTTTAGACTATCTGCCAATTTATAGACTTTTTCTATCCTTTTTTGTGCAGAATAGTAATCTTTAATTGACTTAGTATCAACTAAAGATAGATGTATTAATTTTAATACACATTCCAAAAATAATTTGGTTTCTTTATTAGCTTCTTCTAGAGCATCTACGATTCCTCTAGACAAAACTTTGTAATCTGTATTATCTATATCTTTAGTAACTACTACTTCATGATCTTTTTCTATATCATAAAACCGAATTTTAACGCTACTATCAGATCTAAATAAACTTTCTTTTAAGATAAGATGCATTTCAATTAATGCATCATCCTTTAAAGCTACTAAAGTAGTTTTATAGCCACGATGTATACGATTAATTACTATATTCGTTTCATAACCTATAGACTTTAGGATAGCTTTGATACCGCTTGTTTTAATTTTAACTTTCTGCATCGTTTATTCCCTCTTTTTAAATATAATTCCTTTATCTATTTATTTAATTACATATCGATGTGATTCGGAATCGTAATATAAATTACGAGATTTCTCTAAATATTCCAAAACATCGTTTTTTGTGAGGTATCCCTCGACATCATAGAGTAAATCTGTTCTATCACAAACAGAATCGCCTTCCATGAAGGCAATTTCAAACAGCCCCTGTCTTCCACCGAAAGAAGTTGCACTTCTAATAATCGATACTTGCAAATCGCAATGAAAACATCTAAATCTCCAACACTCTGTTTCAGCCGAAAATAAATTTCCAGGTCTTACAAAACTTTCAATAAATGTTGGGAATTCAATAAATTCTTTGATAAATTCTACTTCTTTTTTCATTTTAAATACTCCTTTTAAAAATATTATTAAAATAAATACTAACTTATTCACCTTAATAATATATAACTGAAATTTATAATAATTACAAAATTTAAGGAGTATAAAATGATTAGAATTTATCGTTTGTATTAATACTTTCTAGTGGAGTAATATTATGCTCACGTTGAGTCCATGCTGTATAGTCTAGATATTTCTTAAGAAGTATTTTCTTTTCTTCGGGAGTTAAAGAAGATAAGAAGCTCTTAATAGTTTTACCAAATATCTTAGTTATACGACATGTGCAATCTAAGTAATGGTTCTCCCAGTCATCACCGAACTTCTCATAACGTTCATATCGACAACCACCATCACAGATTGCTCCAAATTCACATTTCTGACAATCTTCATGTTTACATCTACGTTGAGCTCTAGTATCATCTAATCGAACTAGTTGTTGACTCATAGCAGTACAGTTATTTTGAATACCTTCTGGAGATATTGTAGTATATTTACCAATATCACAACTACAGAAACTACGATCTTGTCTTAGCCATGCTCCAATCTTATTTAAATGCTCTACATAGAGCTTATCTAAATCAAATGTATAAGGCAATTGTTTCTCTAGTTCTTCATAGAAGTCTTCAGAATAATTTTCACCGTGAGCAATAACGAATTCACCATTAGCTTTACCAGGATATTTAGTATCATATTTAAGAGCTTTGAAATGATCATGTATTTCTTTAAGCTTATAAATATTCTCGTTATTTACTACAGTCTTAATATCGAATGTAATACCTTGCTCCAAAGCATATTCAATATTAGCATTAACTCTATCAGCAATAGAGTTTCCGTTTATATCTACACGACTATTGGTAAATCCATCCCAAGATAGTTGTACTTCATTAAGTTTATATTGTTTATGGAATTCAATAAATTCTTTAAAGTTAGCCATAGTAGATGTGACTACTTGGAATTTACATTTTCCATAGTATTTCTTAACCGTATATTCAATTAAGTCTAATCGAAGGAGAGGCTCACCTCCAAAGAATATAATCCTTGAAGGTTTAAGCTCTTCCATGTATTTATCAATCTGCTCTATAGTCATATCCTTAGAATGGAAGTCTATATAACAGTACTTACAACGATTAGGACAATTATTAGTTAAGAAGAAGAAATATTCTCTATAATTATCCATAGAATCTCCTATAAGAATTAAGACATACCACAGTTTTGGTTATGGCATGTATTAGAATAACAACCTTGGCAAGATAATTGACAAGTGGATTGACAGTGAGTTTGACATGTGATATTACAATATCCATTATCATCCCACCAGTTGTTATATGTGTCAAGTTGTTGAGAAATTCTACGAAGATATTCAGCAATCAATGCCCATTTAGAAGCATATACAGTTTCACCAGTATTTACATGCTCAATTGTAAAGTTTGTAGTTGGATCAGAGACTGCTTTGGTAACACGACGTAGTGTATTATTACATATTTGAACTGTAGTAGCATCTTCTTGAGTAGCAATACGGAAACCATGTAAGATAGAACGGTTTTCACAAGCTGTAGAAGAGTTCGCTGGATCGTAGTTAAGTGTACAAATACGGGCATCTTGTTTTAATACAGCTTCCATATTTACAACAGCTTGGAATTTTACATTATAAATAGTTTCAGCTTCTGTAAATACAGGTACTGTTTTATCAGTATTTACAATTTCGGCATATGAATGGTTATGATCTGCTGTTTCTTTAATAGAAGCACGTTCAATTGAATATACAGTACTACCTACAGTAACAGCAATACCAGACATATCTTCAGGGAAATCAGATAATTGATTTTCAAATACGATAAAGTTGCTTGGATTACCAACTTTAGTAGCGGTATCTGTAGTACCATTATATGATTGAGCTGTCAATAAACCAATTACTTTAAAATCTTTAGTAATATTTCTACCAATATAATGAATAGTATTACCAGGCATATTGCCGAAATGTTCTACTTCTGCACCAGAAATAGATTTAGCAATTCTAGCATCCATATTAGAATAACCAGATACTCTGATACCTTGACCAGAAGCTGTAGTATATTTAACAAGCTTAGAATCTAAATTAGTACTCAATACAGGAGAAGTGCCAACACCTGCATCTAGAGGAACAATCTTTTCATTTCTCCAATAAGTACATTCTTCACGTACTTCTACTGTATTAATAGGTGCAATAGTTCTAACTAAGTCAGCTGTAGTATCGATAATAAGGTTTACATCATTAGCTTTAAGAGTACCATCTTCTTCATTTACAGAACGTTGAGCTTCTTGAAGACGTCTCTCTAAATCTGTATTTTCAATACCACTTAATTGAGCATAACGAGTACCAGTCTTTTCTTGCCAAGGATGTTCTTTAGCACGTTTAATGGAATCTCGTTCATTTAAGTTAGTTAGAATAATATCAATAATAGAGCTAAAATAAGTTCTACCTGGGAATGTCCCTTTATTAGGTTTTCTAGCTTCTACATAAATGACTTTATGTCTATTAGCCATAATATTCTCCTTTATTTTCTAGCAAATTTATCTTCATCCGTTATATAAAGATCTATACGGATTTCTTTATTTGTTATACGTCGATATACCTCTTTACCAAATATAGATAAAATAAAGTATTCTAATATTTCCTTAGCCTTATCTTTATCTATATTATTTATCTTATTGAAAGTAAGATTAATACCAACGTTAGTCGATGTCTTTACATCACTATATCCATCTTGGTCTGGGAAGTTTACAAAAGCAGAGCTTAAAGTAGAGAATTCATCTTCTTTTACTTTATATTGGATATCGTAAGTATTAGAAGTCAATCTAACTATCTTACAACTATATCCTGCTACATTTGTAATTCTATCCAAACCAATAGAAATAGTCCAAGTACTAGGAGAATATAATTCACATTCTATACGCTTTACAGCATTTTCAGAATCCATTATAATTCCTCTTCTATTACTTTAGTAACAACAGCATCTTCTGGTTTAATTTGAGAAAGATATAAATCTTCTACACCTTGAGCTGCTAATACTTTAGCAGATTTATCTATAATAGCATTAGTGAAGTAATCCTTAAAGGATCCAATAATGTTTTCTTCACCAAGGTTTTTAATCATAGCATCCACATGAGCTAAAGATACAGTGAAAGTAAGTTCATCATTTACATCAATATTCTTAAAGACAGTATCGATATAATCTTTGATCTTAAGATTTTCAATCAAAACATTCAAAGTTCTACTACGAACGTTAGTTGCAGTAATGAATTTGTGTTGATACTTCTTAACTGCTTTTACCATAGCTCGTTTAACTGCACAGTAAGCATCAGATGGAGTATCTACATCACCAGTTTGACGAATGTTTTCTTCAGGACAACCAGAAGCACAGATAGATTTACCAATACAAGTTTCACATTCTTCTTTAATATACTTAGCTGGATTTACACCACCAGTAAGCATAGAACGATCTACACCTGTATAGATATTACCAATCTTTTGATCTTCTTTGTGTTCTTTTTCAGAAGTTGGTAATTGATGACAAGGATAGATATCACCATTGATATCAAATGCACACCAACGAGTAGAACCAATTGGACACATTTGTGGTGTATATACATCCGGTTCTAATACATTAAGAAGAATCTCATCTGTGTTCTTGATAGAGAAGTTTTCTGTAGAGTTATCGTCATTTAATTTAGTAACGTATAACTCCATAAGATCTTCCATATATTTTTCAAGACCTTTGAGTTGTTCTTCATTCCATTCTGTATCAGTAACAGGACATGGAGCAATATTAGTAAAGCCCATATCTAAGAATTCTTTAACACCATCAATAGCTTTATCAATATCTTCAGGCAGAATAGTCATACGGACTTCTACAAAGATACCAAGACCATTATCAATTAACTTCTTGATATTATCAGATACAATATCATAACTATTAGAACGATTCTTATCATGGATTTCTTTCTTACCATCTACAGATACTAATAAATGCAATTCATTGTCATCAATGTATTCCATAATCTCATCTGTAAGAATAGTAAGGTTAGTTGTAACACCATAAAAGATTTCGTAACCTTTTTCATTACAATGATCGATTACGTCTTTCATACATTTCCAATTTAAGAAAGGTTCACCACCAAAGAAGTTCAACATGAACTTACCATGAGATTCTGTATTTCTACTATTGTATGCTTTATCTACAATATCAATAGCGGTTTTGGAATCCATCATTTCTGGTTGTTTATTATGCTCGAAGCAGTATATACAGCTAAGATTGCAGTTATTAGTAACGTTGATTGTAATGGAGTCGCACTTATAGACATCCTCAAACTTTTCTAACATGTGTTCTATCTCCTTGATCGAATAAATTAAATTTAATATTAATCTAATGTCTCCGGAGTAGTTAAAAACTATACCAGTAGCCAATATTGGCTACTGGTTATAATAGTCCTTTATTTCTTAAAAGTTAGATGTTTGTATTCAGCACCTTTACCTTCTTTATAGAAGAGACCATGGTCATTTTTATCACCATCTAAACGAGCATAACGAATAACTTTACCGAAGTAAAATTTAACTACGTTTTCTTCTTTAGCACCACGGATGGATTTGAATAATTGAATGGATTTAGATTTCAAAGAACCGATTTTGAAAGAGGATGGAGCCGCTGCTTCATTCTTAGTTTCGATTTCTTCTTTCAATGCTACAATAGTAGCAGATTTAGCTTTAACTAAATCTTCTAATTCTTCGATTTGAGCTTCAGCTTCAGCCAATTCAGATTTAGCTTGTTCTAATTCTTCAGCTGTTTTCTTATTAGAATTAGTAAGATCTTCGATAGTTTGGAACACGATCAGATCATGCTCTTTCTTAGTCACACCACCGAAAAATTTAATCAGAGAGTCAAACATAAAATTCTCCTTATCTAAAATCTACAGTAAATTTACGGATATTAGTATCACAGTGTTTGTTACGAACGTCTTGTTGCCATACCCATAACGATACTCTTACTTTACCAGCAGGTACTTTTGTTTTGAATGTACCGACATGGAAGTTTTTGTATTGTGTAGGAGTCATGATAGGGGCAAAGTATGGATCAGAGCCACTTCGTCTACCTGTCTCCCAAATAGGTACGTTATTTACCCGAACTTCAAAGTTATAGAATGAGTTATATGGACCAGATTTGTATCCATTGTAACCTAACCAAATTTCTGTATTGATATCTAATGTAATATCTGTTGCATTATCAAACCATGTTTCAACGAATACTGCTTCATTATAAGCAATATTGGAATGGGATGTATATTGATGATATTCTTTATTAGAAGAAAGTTGTTTAGGTACCGCATCAGAAAGTTTAAATACACTATCACCCAAGAACATACCTGATGCTGGCATATTGACTAATGTGCCAGGCATGTATCTATCATCTGTAGCATATACTCTTGTAGTATATTTCTTACCAAGAATAGAATTGAATGTTTCTTGATATTCTTTACCATCGACAATAACAACAACACGTTGTTTATCTGTTTGAATGATATTGACTTTACAAGTTACATCATCATCAGATACGTCTACAGGAACCATTGTAATTGGAACCCAGCGATTATCTTCGGTATACATATAAGGTTGTGGTAAGGAAGGATCTACATATAGCTCTTTTAATGGTTTAGGATCTGTTGGTTTACTCGGAGCTATAGTAACTCGTACATCACCAAGTAATTGTTTAATTCTCATTAAACGATTTTCTAGATCATGAAGATCATCATATGTGAATTTTGGCTTAAACATTTCTTGAAGATCTTTAGTTAGATCTTCATATCTAATACCAGTCTCTTCACTAAAAGTCGACATATAAAACCCTCCTAAGCGTATACAGCTTTAGCTTTTTGCCAGCCGTTATTATAAGTACACATGAAAGTATACTTAGGACCTAAAACAATTGCGATCTCTTTATTGTTTTGAGGGTTAGGGATACTAGCTACATCGTTTACTACACTTAAACGAATACCGTTTAATTTAGCTTCAATTTCAGCTACTTTGTTTTTGAATGTTTCGAGATCGTCTTTAGATACGCTTCGTTTAAGCATAGCTTGTAGACTTGGGGCAAGATCGTCATAAGAAATCTTGTCATTGTCTTTAAAACTAGCCATCATTACACCTCCTATTTTTTAATGATATATTAAGATTATTAGTATGTTCGGCGGAGTTAGTTTAACATTTTTATAAGGACTGACTATTTAAATTTATGATAATTCCAATTCTAAGGAGGTGGAAATAGATATATGAGTATAAGATGTCGGCTGTATACTTGGCGTAGATTATTAATGCAAAATGTGTTGCTACGTAGACGATTGATGATTATTCTCTCTCTACTTCCAGCTATAATTTTAATAATACTATGCAATAATATTTATGTTGATATTTATGAGTATAAGACTAACTATCAGAATACTATTGCTCATTTAGAATCGACAAAAAATAAACATATCGACGATATTATAAATAATCGTAAAGGCGATATGCAGTTACAGAATGCTTATACTATTGGATATATCCAGCACCAGTTACAAGATGATTATGGTAAGAAAGATATATTGACTATAGAAAGAGAGCTTCATTCGACTGATAAGAATACAGCTCTAATTTCACTATATCATGATGCTTTATCATTAGATAATAATAACACGAGAACATACGGAGAAGATAAACAAGAACGTTTATTCTTGGCTGATAAAGATAGAATTATTATCAGTCCTAAGAATGTTACGGAAGATTTATTTGTCCCATGGGGTGAGGTTATTAATAAATCTACTAATAAAGAATTAGAGAAGAGTGTAATAACTTCTATTCTAACTGAGGATAGAACTGGTGATTCTACCGATGATGATATCTTATTTATTCCAGAAAGGAATATGCCAAAAAGTGTCATTGAGTACAATAAGAAACTTAAAGATTCGGATGGTAAGCATTTAGAAATTACTAAACCTGGAATAGAAAGTATCAACGACCTTATTGATAGTGGTGGAGTTACTGCTCTTAAAGCTTATGATCTTATAGTACCAAGTTATTTTGATGCTGGACGTTCTCTTACTAAGAATAATCCTGATGGTAAAATTTCTCATAAATTAATTCTATTGCGTAGTTCTAATTTATATGAAATAGTAAAACCATATGATACTTATATAACCACATATAATACATTAATCAAGGATTATAAAGAGAAGACAGAATCTGCTATTATTAGCAAGATTGTAACATGTGTAGTTATTTCTATTTTCTTAATTACATTATTTAGTATTTGTTTATACACTATTTCTAAAACTTTCCGCTTCGAATCTATTAATAATAGTAGAAAAGGCGGCAATATCAATGGATAAAGATCTCTACTCGGCAGTTTTGTCATTAGATTCGATCGTTATCTTTATAGCAATTCTTATCGTATGCTGGCTTGGAAGTTTAGCTAAAGATTTTATAATCGTATTTAAGGGTGAAGAAAAGGTGTACATGCATCTTACCTTTAAATATAGAGCGACTAGAGTAGCTCTTTCGACTGCTACTTCTACATTATTAGTCTTCGCTTTATCCGATACAATAATAGACCATATTGGATTTAAGGGTTTATTATTTATATCCCTAATGGTTGGCATAGTTGGGTTTGAACTTCTAGAAAGGATATCCACACTAAATAGGATTATCGAAATAATCGATTTGATCGTTTTTAAACGCTCTGCAGATGTTAGGGATTATAAGGATGCTGTTAGTGATAATAAAACAAAAGTTATCATTAAGAAGATCTATATAAACGATTCTGATAAGAAGAATTATATAGACGATGATGATGAAGAAGATGATGAAACTCAGTAATGTTCTATAGGCTTGAAAAATGACCTATAGAACATTACTATAAATTCTTAAAAGAATTGATATCAATTTTTTATTTAAAGGAGGATATTTAATATGCCTTATTTAAGTTCAATCTGGGTAGCTGCCAATAAAATTGGTCATAAAGAATCTGCAGATTATGGCTTATTTAAATATACCAACGGGACTGAAGAAACTAAGATTGCCACTGGTACTTCTCCATGGGGTGTTTTAGTTTGTCGTGATAGACGTACACAATACGTTGTTAACCAAGACGATAATACCGTTTCTCAAGTTCGTGATGGTTCTGTAGTTGCAGAAATTCCTACGAACGGTACTTCCCCTTATGGTATTTGCGAAGGATCTATCGCTGATAAACATGGCGATTATCCTGTATTTGTTACTAACTATGCTTCCAATACTGTAACTAAAATTGTTAATGGTAAAGTAAACGAAGTATTTGGTGTTGGTCAAGGCCCTCGTGGTATTTGTTGTGATACAGATGGTAACATCTGGGTTGCTAACTACCTTGACAATACTCTTTCTGTAATCTGGAAAGGTATGACTCTTTATGAAGGAGTTGTAAACGTAGCCAATGGTCCAGATGGTATCTGTTGTGACTCTCGTGGTAATATTTATGTTGCTTGTGCTATTAGTGGCGTAGTAACTAAAGTTTCCCACCAAGTTAAAATGGCTGATATTACTGTAGGTGATGAACCTCGTGCTATCGCTGTTGACTTATCCGACAATATCTGGGTTGGTAACTTCTCTTCTGGTACTGTAACTCGTATTAACGGTGCAGACTTAGAAACTTCTGAATTTATCTGTGGTCGTGGTCCAATCTCTATTGGTGTGACTAAAGACGTTTCCAATGATTACCAAATCGTTGTAGCAAACTACACAGATAAAAATATCGCTATTCTTGACCCAACTTCTGGTGCTCGTGTAGAAAAAATCGAAACTGCATTTAACCCAGTAGCATTTGGTGACTTCACTGGTTTCCAATCCTACTTAATGGGTAAAAAATATGATTCCCAAAACCCAGACGGTACTGACCGTGTAACTTGGGATGACTTAGCTCCAGAACTTCAAGAAATGATCAAAGGTATGGTTGGTCTTCCTCAAGTAGTTAAAGCTCCTGACGTTATTCTTTTGAATCATCGTAAGTACCCAACAGTACAAGTAGCTTTAGATCACTTGTTATATGAACCAATCGCATTGAAAGGTTTCGGTATCACTAAACCAGCTAATGGTATTGCTGAAATCGGTTCCACTATTTCTGAAGTTGAATTTGGTTGGAATTTGGAAAACTCTGACAACGTTGCATCTCAATATGTAAACTGTACAGCTAATCCAAATGCTTCTGTTGGTTTTGTTGCTGCTGGTATTACTACAGCTACTAAATCTGACGTTAACATTACTGCCAACACTACTTGGGAATTAGTAGTAAGAGACCAAAACAATATGGAATCCAAAGCTCAAGCTTCTATTAAATTCTTGCCTAAGATTTACTATGGCGTTTCTGATCGTGCTGTTGTTAAATCTGATGATATTCTTAAACTTGGTCATTCCGAATTCATCGAAATCGAAGATGGTCGAGTTAAGAAAGAAATGCATTTCGACGCTACAGGTGGTGGATACATGGTATTCGCAATCCCATCTGCTTATCGTTTGAATGCTGGTGGTGATATCACTATCGGTGGTCTTATTAACTCTGACTGGAATGTAAAACAAAACTTCCGTGTTACTAACGAATCTGGTTATACTAATAACTATGACGTTTACACATCTGGTAACTTACAAACAGATGAAAACATTCCTGTTTTGATTAACTACCAAACTACTAATTCTGATTCTACTGATTTACCTAACTCTGCTGGTAATCATAGACTTCCAGATCAACCATCCACAGATGGTGCTGGAACAACTCCAAAACCAGGTGCTTCTGTAACTACATTACATATCTCTTCAGAAGATGATACAGTTACTCGCACTGAAACTCCATTAGTTGATGGATATAAAGGTAATGAAGAATAATCATTAAACTATTGGGCATCTGGATAATTTCCAGATGCCTGATTTTTTATCTTTAAGAAAGGGGACTCTAAATTGGAAAAAGGTATTGAAGAAATCACAACGACCAAGATTAGAGGAACGAATGTTTCATCTCCTATTCGTCCATTTACAACTGTAGATAAATTCCCTACAGCTCATTCTAATGAGTTATTGGGTGGTATGCATAGTTGTAATACTATGGACGAGATGTATGAAATTCCTAAAGAACGTCGACAACTATACATGACTTGTATGGTTAAGACAGATATGTATATTCTTACATCTAATCCAGATACTCCTAAAACTAATTTAACTAATTGGACTAAATTCACAGCTGGAAATACTGATGTTGGTACTAAGACAATTGAAGTAGACGGTGAAATGGAAGTTATTACTGACATTATCACTAAACTTAAATTGTTATCTCAAGTTAAATATCTCTATTTTGTAAGCTCTATCAAAGAATCTTCTATTAATAAGGTAGAACTCTATTGTCCATTTGACTGCTATTTACACAAGATCAATTCTATTGTGCCATTATCTAGTACCATGGAAAATAATATTTCACTAGAGCTACAACTCTATAGTAATGGTAATTGGAAAACTCTTTCCAGAATTGATATTGATAAAGACACTAAAGAAGGCTCTGTAGAAGTAGATAATACTTTAATTAGAGCAGGTACTAGACTTACAATCACTGCAGCTAGTACTATTCCTTTAGGTCTAGAATCTATATCTACCTGTGTAGAAGTTCGTCAGAAGATTTAGAAAGGAATGAAACAATGGCTAGTCCTATTATTAGCATTATGAATGCTGACAATACAAAACCTGTAACTGAATGGTACTTAGGTACTCTTCGTACAGGTACAACATCTAAAGAATTGGAAATCAACGTATGGAATAACAAAGGTGGTTCTGTCGACGTTTCTGATTTGGTTGATGTTAAAGTAACAACTGTTGATGAAAACGGTGTAAATGAAACATCTGCTGAAGAAGCTGTTCGTGATAAATGGACACAAGCTTTAGTATATGCTACTGCTCCTGTAGGTGCTGATGGTTCTAAACAATTCGTTGCTATTGGTGCTAACTCCTATGTTGGTGTAGCTTCCAATGGTGCTGCTGGTGATGACTTGACAAATCATGTTATCAAAGGTACAGCAAATGATGGTACTGTAAGTAACAGTACTACAAACTTCGCTAATATTCGAGTTCGTGTAGTACCTGCTTTGAATGCATCTAAAGATGTTCACAACTGGCGTTTGAAAATCCAAGGATACTTCTCTTAATAAAAACAACAGCAAAACAAAAGGAAGGATTTTTAAATGAAAGAGTATAAAAGTACTTGTCCTGAGAGAGTATTCTCTTGGCTAGTTATTACAAAAGATGGTAAATTTGAACAAGAATTCATCGATGGCGAAGATAACCGTTATCTAAGAAAACTAGAAGACCATAGTGAAATTGAAAAATTTGGTTTTGAAGGTTTAGGGCACTATGCTTTTGTAGATAGAAACGGTAACTTCAAAACATTATTTGACGATGATGTTATTCATGATAATAACTTCGTTGCATATAAAGATAAAGATGGGGAGCTCCATCGCTTTGTATCCAACGATATAGAATTCTTCCAACTTAAAGGATTTACTGCTGACTTATTTGGTTCTTCTAAACTTAATATCAATAAATTTAAGTATGGTTATAATTGTACCGTAGTTATTGAAGGTATTAAATGTAGAGTCAAAGTAAGTAGTGAATATATTATTAAAGGTTCTGCAGTTACTAAGGAATTCGAATTATCTATTGCTCCAGAAAAACCAAATGCTAGTGTAGAAATTACACCTTGTTTGGTAAATAATAGTAGACTAGAAGATCGAATTATCGGTGAAGCAAAACCTTTACATCTTAACTGTCCAGTATCTACCATCAACTTCAAAATTCAAACATTGAGCGAGGTGGATATCGATGCCTGCACTACCGGAGAACGGGTATAGGTTAGTAGAGTATGATAATGAATTAAATACATACGTCAATATACGAGCAGATGTTCGTGATGTATGTGAATTCGATGACCTACGCATTTCCACAGTGATTATAGAAGACTATGAAACTTCTATACCTATGAAATGTGCTATACTAGGTGAATATCAAACTACCGTTCCTATTGAAGCCGTTATCGAAGAGTATGCAATAGCTGAAATCCAAATCGGTTGTAAAATACTAGCTGAGGATAAGGGTATAGCATATTCATTTATAACCTAAAAAATAAAAGGAAATATATCCCATAGCTCATATGAGCTATGGGAATATCTTCTGCTTTTAGTCTAGATAGTCATCGTTACATTCTTTTAATTCTTCACATTTATTAGCTTCAAGAATTGCATCTATTTCAGCCATATCATTATTATCATAATATTTACGGCTTAGTTGTAATAATGCATTACCATTTAAGATAGAATCTTTGAATAGGTTCATATCATTATTAAACTTACCATCATTACGAGAAATCATCATAGCATCTCTTGGATTAAATACACCAATGATCTTATGCCAGAATTCAAGTAATGGAATATAGATAATATTCAATGTATCCCCATCAAAGTCAGCCCCGAATGAAGATAATACACTCAAAGGCATACTTAATGTGAAGCTATCATTAATACCAACTACTTTCATAGCCATGATAGAACCATAACGGATAGTAGGGTTACGATTGATTAATACATATAGACCAATTGTATTGATAATATTCATAATAATATTTATAATCTGTTGATCCTTTTCAAGTCTTGCTTGAGAGAATCTCATATATGCATCAGCTGCATTCATATTATAAGTCTTAATAAGAATATTAATGATGGTTTGTTGAAGTAATTCTAATGCTGAATAATACGGAATCTTAACTTCATCAATTCTAAGTTCAGGTCCTGGAATGATTACAGAACGAGAAGTAAAGCAACAACGACCAGCAATCAAAGAACGTAGACGTCCTTTCTTACCTAGCATCATATCTAGAATACCTTTTACAAGAGCACTATAACGTTCTTGGATATCCCAAAGAACAGAGTTCTTATACTTAGGCATTCTATACATTGCAAGACTATCGTCTTTCGCTTTAGCTGCTTGTTTAGCAATCATAGTATATCGGTTATTGGCTTCTTCAAATGTGAATCTACCTTCATCGATTTTCCATGGACGTAATACGGAAGTATATACTGGGATATTCTGAATAAAGATTTTATCTCTATTAGCCATGATATCTTCATAGACATCTTCACGTTTACCTTTGAGTTTAGAATGGAAGTATTCCATAATTTCGTCGAATTTCTCATAGAACCCAATCATGCCGATTGTTGCATAAGTTTGATCTGGTTCTGTTTTGCGACGACCACGACGTTTCTTTTCCTTTTTCTTCTTTTGAATAGTTTTATCTACTCTGGTAATTGGATTACCGTTTTCATCTAATTCTACTTCTGGAATTAGAATAGCTTTTAAGTTTTCTGGACGAATATATCGTTCAATACTCATATACAAGTTTGGATGAATGATATGGTATGGAGCTAAGTTAATCCAACCAAAGATTTCTAAATCATCACCTGTATATTGTACTTTGGTATGACAATATGGGCAGATAGAGTCATTATAATCTCTACCTTGTGTCTTCTTACACTTACAAGAATATCTATCAGCAAATGCATCAGGGTCTTGTAGTGTTTTTGTGAATCGTTCAGAATAGATAGAGTCTGTACGCTTTAAAGTTTTATTTAAAGCGACATCAGGTTCTTTGATTAAGAAACCTTTTCCTCTTTCTAGATCTTTTTGCATTTCCTCATCTAGGTTTATACGTTCTAGTGTAGTACTGAACTCAAACTCTGGATTATTAGGAAATTCAAGATCAAAATTGATAGTTTCTGCCATAGTAGTCCTCCTTGAACGATGTTTTAATATTCAAATTCCTTGGGAATTCATAATTTAATTCTATAGATTTTATTCGTCTAATTGTTTCTTTAACTAACCCAAATATATTGGATTCTTTACCTTGGTTTTTATCTACATACTTTACATAATCCTTTGGTGGATTATCAAAGAATATAATTGGTTCTAATAATTCTTGATTTGATTTAAGTCGGTTCATAAATTAATAACCTCCTATTTTAAAATGACTTAATTTTTTATCATTTTTATAATATACAGTCATAGAGATTATTAATATTGAACCTTAAATCTATTAGTACCGTCTGCAGGTCTACCAAAATAGTTTACTAACTCTTGAGCCATTTGATATAAATTAATAGTTTCGAATTGATATAGTAAACCTTCCACATCTCTTACAGATAATGGAATTACTAAATCCTTACTATTGATATACATCAATGCCCCTGGGTGTTTAAAGTCTTCAGAGTCAGTAATTATGGAAGCATGAAATACTACCTTATTCTTAAATGCTAATCTAACACCAAACGAAGGACTATCTCTTACCATAGTAAGTTTACCTTCACGTTCAGCATATAAATCAGATGCAGTAAGTTCTGTATGTAACCCTCTCAATGCTTCTCTGAATTGGAATACATCGGAATCATTTATAATTAAATACTCCCGTTTAGTATTCTCCTTACCGATTGTTTCTAATGATAGAAAATACCTATAGTTTAATTTGATATTAACCATACGTCTATCGGCTGAGTTAGAATAGAAATCAGTTTCCATATGATAAGATAGATCTCTATATCTTTCGGCTTTAGTGTCACTTAGTATTACATTCATTTTAAGAACAGCTTTTCTACCCACGAAGCAGATTAGCGATTCTATCTTGTTGTAATTCTTGTCCAATTTCCTACCTTCTCTTTCTTCAAAAAATAAAGAGAGGTGGGCTAAACCTCTCTTTATTTATAAAAATATTCTTATGCAGTTTGTTGTTGTGGTTGTGCAGGTTGTTGATGGATATTGTATTGACCCATTTCACCTGTTGCAAGACGCATCCAGTACCAAGCATCTTTACCTTGTGCATTGATACGGAATACAATAACGTTACCACGTTTTAAGTAATCAAGAGCATTGATTTCGAGAACCATTTTATTGTTACGGAGAACAACAAATGGTGTCTTATCAACCATTTGAATACCGCTTACACGGAAACGACCACCTTTAAGGATAGCATCAGCTATTACTGTATTGCCACCTTTGGTAATCATGTCACGAATCAAGTAAGTGAAGTTAAGAATAACTTTATCAGTATCTACTAATTTATTAATCTTAGCTTTACGTTTTAACGCATTCGCGTCTAGGAATGTGTTCATGAAATGTTTATAGGAAGAGTATCCTAAGTATTTCGCTACACATTCTGCCAAGTCATGGTCAGATGTTTCCAATTTTTCTTTCACAACTTTATCCTTAACGGATTCGGATTCTGTTTTAACTGGTTCCATTGTGGAAATAGTTGCTTGAGGAGCATCAGCTGGTGCTGGTTGTGGAGCATCTACTTGAACTGGTTGTTGTGGAGCTTGAGCTGGTTGAACATCCTGAGGTACCATTGTAGAAATAGTAGCTTGTGCAGGAGCTACTTGTTGTTGGTTAACCATAGGTTGTGGTTGTGGTTGATACATTGGTTGTTGAGGATTGTTAAATCCAGGTTGTTGAACGTCAGCAAAGAACATTGCAGATTCTTGCGGATTCAAGAATTGGTTCAAGTACATGCGATATTCTGGGATAAGAATAGGGTCTACACCGAATTGATTTGCATATTGTTGGTATGCGATCTCACGGTTAGCATTGTTATCCATTGGAGAATGGTTTGCAAAGTGATAAGCTTCACGTTGTAAAGCAACAGCTTCTAATTCTTTCAATGTTTGATAGAACGTATTGTTGGCATCAGTTGCTGGTCGTTGTGCTTTTTCATCTTCAACGACAGGTTGAACAGGGTTCACATTAACTTCTGGTTTAGCTTCAGTCTCTGCTTCTACCTTTTCTTCCTTTTTTGCGTCCTTAACATCTTCTTGTTTTTCAGCTTTTGCTTTCTTAACTTTGTCTTTAGCTTTCTTTGCTACTTTCTCCACTTTATCAGCAGCATTTCCTAGCATTTGAGCGAATAGACTTTCTTCTTGTTTTTCAGCACCAATTTCTTCTTCTGGAGCTTGATCTGCTTCATCAACAGTTTCTTCTACTTCATCTTTACCATCGATGATAGCTGATACTAATTGATGAATTTGACGTTCCAAGATTTGGAATTCAGTTGGAACATAACCACGAAGTTCCTCATGAATTTTAGGAATGAACTTGAAGTTGATTAGAGCAGATACGTAAAGAGATTGAATCAATCGTTTTACATTATCAGCATCTTCCAAGTCTGCTTTGATATCTTTATTGATATCGAGAATTACACTATAAAGGTCAGTACGACCAATAGCAAATTTACCAATAACGTTCAATTTATCACCGAAGTTACCAGCTTTTTCGAAGGCTTTAGCGAAATCACCTTCAGAAGTTTTTGGAGCAGCTTTCAATTTACGAGCTGCGGAAATGAATTTTGTATCCAAATCATAGGATACTTTTTGAGATTTGTTTTTAGACATTTTGTTGTCCTCCTTAATTAAAAATATTCTCGTAAGTTTGTCGTGTCTTTAATTTATGACTTATGACGTCTTACTCATAGAGATATTATATAATTAAAAAGTTTTTTGAATGCAACTAAATGTCGTACTTTTTCATATCATCTTCACTTACTACTTCTACGAAGTTCATAGCATGGTTTACAACTATACCAACTACACCTTTATAGATAACACCGATTTCTTGTTTACCATAAGGCTTGCTTTCATCTACTGGAATGATGTAAAGTTGAAGATTATTCTTCATCATGTATCGAATAGCTTCTTTATCATCAGAAGCTTTACCGATTAGCTTACCATCTTTAAATAATACTTCTTCTAAGAAATTACGAGCTTTATGAATACCTTGTTTATTACCTACCTTATTAGTAAGCTCTTCTGTACTCATTCTAGCTGCTTCTTCATTAGTGAAGCTAGTATTACAAGCAGATAAAGCCTCAAGGGCTTTATCTATCTTTTCTTTGTATTCTTTAAATAACATTTCTTTGCTCCTATATTTTAATAATACCACTATATGGTGAATTTGTAGACAATCTATCCAAACCAATAGCATCACAAGGGAATAAACCTAAGTTATCATTAATGATTGATTGATAATCGATGAATTCAATAATCCAATCTGGTACTTTAGCATCAAATGGAATAGCTATAGAAGTGATTTCACCTTTATAGAATTCATTATTCATCAAATCTACCATAGCTTGATAACGTTCTGGTTCTTCTCTCTTCATTTTACAATCAACTACAGTCTTTTTATTAATATTGGTCTTAATAATAAGAACTGCATTTGGTTCTTCTAGGTTAATCTTAGGATTAGTTTCGTCAATCATCTCATTATAAGCTACTGCACCTTTGATACCTTGAATTCTCATAGGGTTTTCATAAGCACTCATAGCTTTAATACGTTGAGGTTTGAAGTAAGTAGTATCACCATTATTGATAGATACATAAATATTCTTCTCAACGATAGCTAATTCATTAAGAATCTTCAATTGATCTAGTTCTTCAGCGTTTACAATATCTTCATATAAAATACGAGATAGTTCTTTTGTAGTCTTTTCTGGAGCACCAGCTTTTACAATTTGAAGACCTTTGATTTCTAGAGATTGGTCTTGGTTATTTGGTACTAAGTTACCTTCTTGAAGTTCTTGTTTAGAGATATAGTTCTTCTTGGCATTGGTCAATAGAACTTTCTTAAATAAGAATTCATTCTTAAGGCTTAATAAACAAGGATCAAACTTACCATCCATATTATAATTATCAGATAAACGTTTGATATACTCATTAACCAAGATACCTAAAGAGTGAGCTAAGATATTAATGATACTAAAACGTAATCCATCTTGTGGGATAACTTTAAATGGTTCTACCATACGTTTAGTTTCAATAATTTCATCATTCAAGAAGTCATATTCTTGAACGTATTCATCTTCAGTCTTAAGATTATTAATATCGTCTTTCTCTACTATTTCAGCACCATCAATAGAAGAGTGTTTAATCTTCATATCTACACCGAAAGTCTTTTCGAGAATGAACTTATACCAACCATCTAGAGTAATCATAGTTGAGTCTGTATCTGTAATAACACTAGTCTCACGAATCATACTCATAACTCTATCAATCTTATCGGTATATTGATATTTATATGCTACATATTCTCTAATCAAATCAGTGAATAAAGCAATATCTTCTTTGATAGTTTCTGGTGGGTGATTTGGATCCAAGAATGGGGCATCTAGTTTCTTTAGCATATTGACTACTAGATTACTAGTATATGGAACGTTGAAGAAATCGAATATATTATTCTTCATATAAACACGATTACGTTCTGGTTGTTCCATACGGTTACAAATATCCCAGATAACTTCACAATCATCTTCAGAAGGATACCAAGAATAACCACAAGACATGATAATCTTATAGAATAATTCTTCTGGAGAAATATTTCTACCAATTACTTCTTCATCTTTGAACTTACGTTCTCCAGCTTCAGATTTTACATTATGAATGAAAGATAAGATTTCATCCATAGAAGCAAACTTAGCATTGTTAGCTAGAGTTGCTTCAAAGAACATAATTGCCGCCGCAATTATACTTTGACCAATACGAGTAATGGAAGATGCTACAAAGATATTATAGAAGATGCTACTTTGTGCACCCAAACAACCATAGATTGCATTGGTGTCAATTTTAGCTACTAGTTGTAGTAAGTTATATTTACGATATTGCTCTGTACCCTTAGGATACTTAAGCATCTCTTTCTTAAACTTATTACGAGTCATAGCAAACTCTTCAATCATTTGAGACAATGGATTTGGTAGTTCTCCATGTCTTGTAAACAAACATCCTTGGGACGTCACTATAGGTCTTTTACTTAAAATATATTCTGTCATTTTAAGTAAGGTTGTATTAAGTGTGGCTTCTTTGTAGTTATTATAAACGGAACAAGGTGAATTTTTAAAACGTTTATTTATAGAATAATCAATGGCTCTATTTAACTCTGAATCAGATAAAGTAGGAAAAATATATGGGAGTGTATCCATAAGGTTTTCTTTATATCTTTTTACGATTTCTGTATTTGAAATATCCATTATAAAGGCACTACTCCTTTCCAAATATATAGTATTTAAGTGTCTAATTTGCAATTAATTTCTAATTAACAACTATAACATTTATATAACTACGTTAGACCATTACGATAGTTGAAATCAAATTGAAATATTTTACTATAGCGAGGTGAAATTAATGTTCGAAAATATCGAAGAACAAGGCGTACAAGACCAAGGTGCTCTTTTCGAAACCTTCTTCATTGACGCTGTTCAACATATGGACGAAGAGTCTGCTAAAGAATTTTTACAATCTGAAGCAGTTAATGCATTAGTTGAAGCTGGCGGTCTCCGCAAAGGTACTGTTGTTCGTCTTTCTAAAGAAGACGATTATAACCGTCGTATTGCTTTGGCTGCTATGCAAAAAGCTAAAGAATCTAATAGTCCTGACTGGAAAAAATTGAAAAAAGCTGCTGCTATGAAAAAATTAGCAATCAGCAACATCATTAAACGCTACGGGAACGCAGTAAAACGTGACGTAATCAAAGCACAAAAAGCTTTATTGAAAGCAGATCCTATGCATTACGTTCGTCTTCCTAAAGCAACAGCTCCTAAAGCTGACAAAGACTAAAACAAAATAATTAAATTGTACTTGAAAGAAATTTCACACACTTCTAACAACAAAACCACCAAAAAAAAAAAAAAAAATAAATTTTTTTGTGAAGTAGTCTTTTTGTTCTCCTCCCTTCTTTTTCGCAAAATTTTTAAACCTCCTTACAAATGTATATTATATAATTGAATCTTAGATATCTTTTAACTTTTTATTAACAGTACTAAAGATAACTGGAACAAATATTTTAATTAAACGAAAAGGAAGGATTAGAATGGAAGCAGTTAATTATTTACAACGAAACAGAAGTAATTATTACGTGTTCTCCAGTATCGTTGATGGTATACCATTGACTATCGATACAGGGGATATAACTCAATACACTTACGATGATTACTGGAATGGAATTAACTCTATACTTCTAGATGGTGTGGAACAACCTGTTATCCAAATGGCAAAGGTTCGAGTAAACTTTGTTGATGGTAAATCAGTAAATCTAACGTTACCTGATTTGGCAGTTAATATATTACTATGGGAACCTGTTATTCGTCAAGGATTCAAAATCAAATCTCGTCATTTTATATTTGATAAGAGAGGTTTCACTCGTGGTATGATTGCTGATCATTATGATAAAATCATAGACCGTAATCTAAAACCACATATCGATAAAAGATATAGAGCTAGTAAATATCGTAAAAATCGTAAGCTTAATATCGTAGAATTAAATAGATCATTTGCTGACAATATCTTTGCTATGCAACAATTTGTAAATAGCTTTGCTCAGTTTAATGCTTGTACAATCAACTTCTACGACACAATTAAATTAGCACAAAAAGCTCCAGAGTTCTGGAGTCTATTAAACTCTCACTTTGGTGATATCCCTATTGAGGATGTAAAAGATGAGGGTATGAAACGTTTGAATAAATCAAACAAATATATCATGGAATCTGAAAAGTATTTAGGTTACGAACATTGCTTGAAGAATCCATTAAGTGTAAAACAAGGTATCAACCCACGTCAATATAAAGAATTGATTATCAACGTTGGTACTAAACCAGATGGTAAAGGTAATGTATTACCAGCTATTATCGATAGCTCTTATGCTAATGGTCTTAATACTATTACTGATATCTATATGGATGCCGCTGCAGCTCGTGTAGCACAAAACCAAACTAAAATCAACGTAGGTGAATCTGGTGACGTTGCTCGTATTATGGGTCTAAATAACTTAGGCACATTCTTACATAAAGATCCTAATTATGTATGTAATACAGAGAACTTAGAAATCATCACTATTGAAAATGAAGATTTCTTAGAACGTTTTGATGGTAGAACTTATCGTTTGAATGAAGATGGTAAAGACTTAGTAATAGATGCTAAGACAGATAAGAATCTTATTGGTAAGACTTTACATATCTATTCTCCTATTACTTGTCAATCCAATGCTCAAGGTCATGGTATCTGTCACAGATGTTACGGTTATAAATTGGCATTGATTAATACTATCGTATGTGTAGGTAAGATTGCTGTAGAACAATTGACTTATCAATTGACTCAACGCCTATTATCTGCAAAACATCTACTAGAAACAGTAATCACAGCATTAAACTGGTCTAATGGATTTAATAAATACTTTAAACCAAACTTCAATGCTATTTATGCTATCCCATGTAAAGATATGAACTCTGAAATCATTATCAACATGGATGACATCGTTACAACTGGTGATGTGGATTCTTATAACCCAGAACTTACTAATCAAAAATCTTATGTAACTGGGTTTACAGCTGTTATCGATAATACACCTAATGAAATTACATCTATGGAAAAAGTAGAGATGTATTTAACTCAAGAATTTAATGAATATATTCTTGAAAATGGTATTGAACCAGATGAAGATGGTAATTTACATATTCCATTGAAAGATGTATCTGAAAAAGGTATCATGTTATTCTTGTTCACTATCGATAATAATGAATTGGTTAAAGTACTTAAAGAACTTGAATCTATCGTTAACCTTAAAGAAACAATCATGTCTCATGATCGTAACTCTATCGTACAACATATCATCGAACGTTGTATCGAAGGCGATGTAGAAATTCAAGCAGTACATATTGAAACTATCATCTCCAACCAAGTTCGTAGTGTATTCTCCAATATTGCTAAACCAAATTGGACAAATCCTAACGAAGATTCTAAATTGATTACATTGGATAGAGCATTGATGGATAATCCTAGTATCGTTATCTCTTTATTATATAAAGATTTGACTAAATGTATTACTAACCCATTATCCTTCAAGAAATCTGCTCCTTCTCAATTAGATGGATTTGCTATGACACACCCTCAATCCTATATGCTTTATGATGATGCTGTAATTAACCATTATAAAGAATATATGGTAGACCCTGTCATCAATCTTCCATTACCAGAAGAACCTGTTGAAGGTGTAAGTGAATTAATATAGTTTATTTCCCAGATAGGTTATTCCTATCTGGGATTATTTTTAGTCTGGAGGTGAAAATACTTGATTTATGACTCTAAAATAGTAGCTAAACATACTTGTACTGTAATTCATGATTACAGAGAACGAGATTGTTTCCCATTAGAGAAAGTATTTAGTAGATGGAATAAAGTCTATTTTAGATATGAACCATTGGGTATTAAGTATGATCCAGATAAACGTACTTTATCAATACCTAGAGGATTTCCATTAAGTAGACTAGAGCATTGGTTTGGTACCAATGTAACTATAGATAAAGAATGTGATCCATTCGATGCTGGTTTAAACATTTTTCTACGTTACTTGCCGAGAAATGATGTTCAAAAGAAGACTTTGAGCTTTATTCTTGGTAATGGAGAATATGCTTATACCAGAGGTAAATCCCAACTATCTGTAAACCTAAATACAGGTGTTGGTAAGACATATGTAGCTGTAGTATCTGCGGCTATTATGAAAGTACGTTCTATTATGATTACATCTTCCAATGATTGGATTAAACAATGGGAAGATCGTATTACAGAATATACAGATACATCTAAAAGCGAAATATATCAATTAGTCGGAATTGGCTCTATTGCCCGTGTATTAAAGGGACTAGTAGACATATCCTCGATAAAGTATATATTGGCTTCTCACCAAACTATCAAGTCGTATGGTGACAAATATGGCTGGGATAAGGTAGGTGAATTATTTAGAAAGCTGCGTGTTGGATTAAAGATATATGATGAAGCTCATTTATCATTCGAGAATGTATCGCATATAGACTTTGCTACAAATACGTATAAAACTATCTATCTTACTGCTACACCAGAAAGATCTGATAGAGATGAAGATGAAGTATATCAAGCATATTTCCAAACTGTACCTAAAATAGATTTATTTGATGAGGATAATGATCCTCATACACATTATATAGCTATTCAATACAATTCCCATCCATCGCCAATGGATATTCAACGTTGTATGAATAGACATGGTCTAAATGGACATGCTTATGCTAAATATTGTACTAAATCACCTAATTTTATTAAGATGCTTCGTATAATGGTAGAGAAATGTCTAGAAGTTAATAAAGCTCTAGTATATATCTCAACAAATGAAGCAATCTTATCTATTAAAGACTGGATAGAGTATGCTTATCCTGAATTAAAAGGACAAGTTGGTGTTTATACTACTCTTATTCCTAAAGAACAGAAACCATTTGAATTAGAAAAGAGAATTATATTATCTACTACTAAATCATGTGGTGCTGCTATGGATATAGATGGATTACAACTAACTATCTTGTTAGCAGAGCCTTTTAGTTCTCATGTATTAGCTAGACAATCATTAGGGCGTACTCGTGCTAATGATACTACTTATATTGAAGTAGTAGACAGAGGTTTCTCTGCTATGGTAAATCAATATAAGAAGAAATTACCAGTATTCAAGAAGTATGCTCTATCTGATTCTGTAATAAAGCTAGATGATGAAGACTTTGAATGTATGTATCAACGTGCAGTTGAAAAGCATACTAAACGTATTAGTGAATCACTTAACGGTGAAGATCTATTACACTTAATCAATATTTTAGATTGATATTATATCCCATAGCCAATATTGGCTATGGGTATATCTTCTCTTTTTTAATCTAATTTTTAGATGTATATTATTTCCATGAAGCCAAGTATAATTTCATACTGGCAAAATTTATAAAGGAGGAAACACATATGTTTTCACACAAACTCAATAGAGTTAATGTAAGCAAAGATGCTTTACAAGAATGGGGTATGTATAATGCTCCAAAAAGTGAAGAGATGGTTAAATATAACATCTTTCTCTCTAAAGTAGTTGGTATCGGAATTGAACAACTACGTCATTCGTTCGCTGATCTATATGCTGAAGAAATCGTTAAAAGAAAATGGGACGACGCATATGCTTTAGAATACGTTGGTGCATTGGATATCATTGCAGCTATTGCAGCTCTAGGTAAAAAAGACGGCATAAAACGATCCTGTTTCAATATTATGATTAAAGATGGTGAAGTAGTTAATACATTAGAACGCAGACCAGGTGCTGATAGTGGTTCTATTTGTACTTGGGATGAATTCATCGTAATGGATTATTTATGTGCAGATGATTATCGTATTGCATGTGATGTTTTATTAGGTGGTAAAGAATGTAAAGATGTCAAAGAAGACTTCTTAGAGTTCTGTGATACTCTTGGTAATCAATTAGTCATCGAAGAAATGCCTGGTCTATTAGCTGCTAAAACATCTGTAATCCCGATTAGAGAATTTTTAAAACACCCTGAACGTTATTTGAAGAATCTTACACTATTTCATGAATATGCTGAAGGAGAACAAACTTATGGCAAATAATTGTTACAGTGAGTTCGCATTTTATTGTGAACCAAATGAAATTGAAAAATTACAATCTTTTCAAGACTTTATTAATAAGAATATTGGTTATATAAGAAAAGTATTTGAATCTCTAGATATACCACCAGAATTTTATGAACAAAAGACAGAAAGTCTTAAAGATGAAATTCTATGGTGTTCTGAAATTACAGAAACTTATAAAGATAAGAAACCAATTGTCTTCTTTACACTAGCAACAGAAAGTGCTTGGCGACCTTATCCAGAGCATTTCCAAATGTTAATAGATAAAGAATGGGAAGGTATTAAGTTTGACGTATTTGCTGAAGAACCAGATTGTGGTTTATTCATCAATACAGATACAGATGATGTATTCTTCTCTGCTACTCATTTCAGAGTATATGGTTATTACTGTAACTGGAATGAAGACGGCGGTGATGAATTCGAAGAATACTTCGAAGATAAAGAAGCATTAGCGGAATTCTTAAATAAAGAAATTGAAACAGATAAGATCAAACCTGATATGTCTTTATTGGAAATGGAACAGTGTGCTGAATTTGAATTATGTAAGAAATTCGAAACTTATTCTGTTTCTATCTATGAATTCGAAACTGAATTATAGGTATTCCGATTCTCTTAGTTATCGTTTAGTCTGGTTTTACTGTATTGCAAAGTTTAATTACTGAGAGAATTTGAATATATAGGTATACTCCCTCGTTTATTCGAGGGAGTTATGCCATTCTTTATTTTTTATGACATAATAGTAAACTATCATAAGAAAGGAGATAAGAACTTGGATTATAGCAGTAAAACTAATGATGTAAGTAATATGGAGATCATCGAAATACATCCAAAGGGACTAGAAGATCTTCGCAAATTCAAAAAAGAGCATACCATGAGTCTTTGTACTCCTTCTATCTCCCATACATATTCTATTTGTGTAGAATATATGAGAAATTGGTTTGTTCGTAGATTTGCTGATGGATATTTCAAATCAGAGTTCATTGCTGGTAAGAATATCTTAGCAGATTATTTAAATAAAGACTTATTAGATTACGTTAAACGTGGTAAACCATCATTGATGATTACTCCTCGTTTAGATTATGAATATAATAGAGAATTCTCTAGTTTATATAACTTCGGTAAGAATATCTATTCTAATAAAGCACGGTTTAATGATGCTTTCTTTAAAGATGATATTTCTGGTAATCTATTATCTATTCAAATGGAACAACTTAGAGTTGAATTCAACTATAAGGTTAAAGTAAGTTCCTTTAATCATGCTATGGACTTATATAAGTTCATGCAACTAGCTTTTGCTCCTCCAACTACTAAGACTAAGTATATTGACTTAGACTTTGTAGTACCTAAGGAAATAATCTATGCTATTGCTAGAGATTCTGGATTTGATATCTGTGATGGAGATGTATTGAAGCTATTTGAGTTCATTTCTTATTTAAACAAGCACTCACACTTGCCATTTTCGTACAAATTCAGAGGTACAAAAGGTGAATATGAGTTTTATATAAGAATGACGGATATGTATACTCACCTTAAGTTTAATAACCTAGAATTAGGTGAAGGTGAAAGAGAAGGTCAAATAGATAATAACTTTATCGTATCTATGGATGTGGAATGTTTATTCCCAGCACCTCAATTCTATACATATTACTCTAAGGATCCTACAAACTTAGTTAATATTCCATGTGAAAATGTCAATAGAGAAAGATTTGTTTATCATAATATGTGCTTTGATGCGGTACCTACTAGAAATGAAAAAGGTTGGGGTCAATACATGTCAACTGACTATGTAGAAGACTCTAAAGAATTCCCTATCAAAGACCATGATCAATTAATCAACTTTATTGACGCTATTAAACGACCAGATGATAATTCATTCTATAATATAGCAGAAGCTGCTAAAGAGCAGTATATTTCTCCTGCTGTATTTATGGACGTTCAATTATATAATGCTGGTCAAAGAAGAGATGTAACTATAGATTGGAATACTTATAGTATTATCCCTAAACAACCTCTACCAGAACGTATTTCTGAAATAGTCTTTTATGTCGATCTAGAATATGTAAATAACTTTGTATTGAATAATTCAAAAGGTTATAGCACTAGAGTACAAGACAAAGACCCATTACTTTAAGCGGAAGAATATGGAGTACCCAATATTGGGTACTCCTATATTTTATCTTTTTATTTAGTAATCTTTTCTTTGATAGTATTAAATACTTCAGTTAAGTTATTAAATAGAATACGAGCAGAACCAGTTAATTCAGAATCATCTTTCTTATAAGCCATGATTGGAATAAGAGAAATGATATTGGAATTAACTAAGTAGCAAGTAAGTGCTGCGTATAATGTATTCTTCTTAGTGAAGCATTTAGACATAGCATACACAAATACACGAGATTGCGTTTTGGTTAAATCAGGGAATAATAAACGAATCATTTCATCTAATCTAGAAGTATCACGTGTTGCTGTCTTCTTAGTATTATTGTAACGTTTCTTATCAGAGATTTGTTTGATAGTTTCTGTAGTACGTTTAATAGTACGTTTATATAGACGATCAGATAATTCTTTTTCAATACGATCATAGAATTCAGGTTTCTCAAGAATCTCTTTGATAGCATTAAGATATAGAGATTGACTATAGGATCTATTATAATCAGTTACATCTCCATCGAACTCTTCTTTCTCTGGATCAAATTTAAACATTTGATCATTTTGTAAGAAATAGTTACGAGCTAATTCGAATGGCATCATACCATTTAATTCACGAGAAGATTCGATTTGCAAACCGAAGAAGATTTGTTCACCAGAACCGATAATCAAATCTTTGATATTGTTTATTACATTGAGTTTTTCTTCAAATGGAATATCTCGATTTTCTAAATCAAGTTCTTCATATTGACGATTAGTAAGAAGTTTAGCTTCTCTAGCTATTTTAATCCAATCAATTTCATTATCACCCATTTTATAATCACGTACTGTGTTATAGATGAGGACTGCATCACGACCAAGAGCAAGCTTTTGTTCATCAGTTAATGCTGGGAATTCTGAAGTAGCTGGATCTTTGAAGTCAAAATCATTAGCATTTGGGAAAACATTCTTTTCTAAGAATTCTTTAGTAACGTCTGCTCCTTTAGTGAAGTATTCACCATAGACGTCTTTCTTACCGATACCTAATTTAGATTCAATATCTTGATAACGTGCTTTTATTATGTCTTCTGTTCTATTTCTCATAGTATCCTAATTCTCCTAATTTCTCCAATGGTTATTCATCTCTGGATCATAACCAACTTCAGTATGATCTACGTCTTTGATATTACCAAGCATTTTCAAATGTGCAAAGCATGGATTGAATAATAATGGATTAGTTAATACTGGACGAATGAAGCAATCAATAATATTTACACCAGAGTCGATATAATTAGTCAAGTAGTTCATAATTAATCTATCTTCTTCTGTGTAATACATATAACTCATTGCATTATATATATCTAAATCTAAATCATAGCAGATATGATGTAATACTGTATCTAAGTTAGCGATAATGATAGCTAATTTAGGATCTTCAAATGTATTTTTATTGTAGATAGTACTAGTATCTTTAGATTTACGTTTAGTATCCAATTGAAGAGCTGTGTATAAATAGTCTTTTTGGATAGTAATAAAACGACGTAAGAATGTAAATACAAATAAATCATATCTAGCGATGCAAAGATCATATAAGTATTTAACTAGAGTATAGATATTAGTTTCTGAATCCACATAGGATACAGATAAACCATCACGACAAAGTCTATGTAAGATTTCTTTGTATACTTGTTCTCTTACTTCTAAGATATTAGCTTTATCACCAGGGTAGTTATTTATCATATCTTTAAATGCAATTTCTAATGCTGATATGATATTGTGTTTAGGTTGTAAATCAAAATGGGTGCTGCGGTATTGTAATAAGTCTTCGACTGTGTTATAAATAAATTCGGTATTGAAATTAGCTAAGAGGTTAGCTAACATACCTTCTGCGACGATAAAATCCGCCTTATTTTCACCTTGTAAGTTCATCGAGGGTACCTCCTTTTAGTATTACTATTTAGTATGCAGCAAAATAAATAGTAATTTTATAAATGATGGACTTTATAATAAGTATAGTCCGGTCAACTGTACAAAACTGCTCTTGGAATCGTATCATCCCATGTCTGATATCAGACATGGGGTGGTTTTGTTGTAAAAACATTAGTTCCCATGAATGATCTTCTAACTTTAAAATAAATCTAATTCAGAGTATTTCCCTCAAAAAGGAGAATAATATGAAAAAGACTCTAATTTTAATGATTTTATGTATCATGGCTAGTATTAGCACTTCTTTTGCTGTAGATACTAATCATGTTATTGGAACTAATGTTGTGACTGTTCATAACGAAGCAGATGCTCCAGTGCATGCAATCATGACCCCATCTGATTTCCCTTACCATATTACTAAAACTATTAAAAGTACTAATGGTATCTGGGTTGCTAGATGGTAAACTAGGTTATAAACTTTTAACCATATTTCCCATACCCAATATTGGGTATGGGACATTCCTTCGCAAAATTGTAATAGTTTGAAATATTGGTTGTATATTATAAAAGTGAATAGAAGCAATTAGTTTCTATATTATTTTAATTTAATCTTTTTGTTTAATTTTATTGGAGGTTTCAAAAATGGAACAACGTAAACTTGGTATTGAAGATTTAAAATGTTTAATCGGTATCTCTGAAAGAGCTATTGATGTTGGTATTGATATCTTTCTAGAAAAGAAAGTATCTATTAGTGGTAATGAAGTGATTGTATTATCTGCTCAGGAAAAAGTAAATGAACCTATGAGTTCTTATATTTTACCAAAAGAAGGTAAACACTTCGAAGGATTTGTTGCTAAAGGTAATGAGCTATTAATGGAATATGTGAAATGTACCGAAAAGGAAACAAACAAATTCTATCCATTAGTCAAAACTTTTAAAGAATTAACAGGATTGGTATTTTAGTATTTTTATTTATTTATTTTAGTTTATTTAATTTTGGAGAATATTTAACATGAAAACATATTTAACAGCAGATGACCATTTATTAGTAATCCGTAGTATTGAAGCAATTATTGACAAAAAATTAGATTTGATTTCGCTTAAAGAGATTGTCGATATGAATGGAATATCACACTATCAATTTCTGATTGGTGAATATACAAAAGGGGGAGGTTATGAAACTTCTCTCCTAATAGCACCAAGACGCGGATTCTTGTTTGATAAAGCAGTAAGGGAAGCTAGAGATCTTTTAGCATCTGGCAATAAAGACAAATTGAGAAGTATTGGATGGTTTCTAAAAGATTTCCCTGAGTTCCGAGAATTTAAAGGGTTATATCCTGTGGTTAATATCAAAGCTGATTTTGGTAACGAAATAGTTACACCTATCCTTGTCACAAAACCTGAACGAAAAGCTAACGATCCTTACGAGGGTTGGGAGTTAACCCTCCATGATAACAAATATCATGTAAACCACAAACGTTCCTGTAAATTCGTTAAGTAAAAAGATGGAGTACCCAATATTGGGTACTCCTAATCTTCTTTTATTTTTTTTAATTTTCTATTTTGACTTTAGCTAGAGCAAAGTTCTTTTCATGTTCCATTTGTTCTATTAAGTCAGTATCAGCACCTAAGAATACTGTATTAGGTATCGTAGTTCTAGAGCCTGTTCCATATAATGATTCTAATTCATTGATAGGAGTTTGAGAGAACTTAGCATAAGCTTCTAAGAATACTCTATTTTGCATCATCATTTTGAATTGTTCTTCTTCTTTAGCTTGTTGCTTTCTATAGAACTCATCAACTGTCATACCTATACCAGCTTTAAGTTCCTTAAGTTGTCTTTCAACTTCCTTAGCAATCTTATCATCATCATTAACAACCATTTCTTCAACGATGTCAACATACTTTTGTTCCTCTTCAGGAATACCTACAATTTCATCGACATCTTCTTCAGTCTTGATTGTTGTTTTATTAAGACCCCAGTTTTCTTTTAGGTTCTTACCATTATACCAAACGAATAGAGCCATTAGATAAGCAAATGTCAAATCGTCATGGGAGTTGTCAGAGTGCTCTACTTTACCATTACGTTTAACAGTCATCTTTTCTAATTCATCTAGAATTAGTTTAGATTTGAATTTATCTTTATGAAGTTCTACACGTTCACGAAGTATTTGAATTAATTCATCACGAGTTCCTTTAGAGGAATCTAGACCAAATACTTTTGTTTTTTGTTTACGTCTAATTACACGACCAAAGTCGTCATTAGTTTCTTCTACTACACGATCTTTATATTCGAAGTATAGATTATCTTTAATGGAAGTTTCTCTAAGTCTATGAATAATAGATGCACCGAAACCACCATTTCGTTCGATATTTACAATTGCATTTGGCATCATTGTAGTAACGATGTAATAGATACAGCGACAAAGATCCGGAGGGCTAATATAGTTACATTTTAACTCAGCAATAACTTCTGTAGTCCTAGAGTCAATTACACAGATAGCAGAATAATCTCGTTGATAACCACCAGATGGATCGACACCTATAATTGGAGGATCCATTGGTACGTTTCTCATATTAAGTTGAATACCAAGACCTTCTGGATGAGCTGCAGACATAGTACCATTGATAGAATAAATATTGAAGTTGTATTTATTCAATAAGAGTACAGTCTTCATTGGTTCTCTAGTCAAACCACGAATAGTTTCTAAGTCATTAGCATTGAATGGAGAGTTTTCTGGTTTATCGATCCATTCAAGTAAGATTTCCCGACGGATACGAACCATGTCATAGTTCATCTTACGACAGATATCTGCAAACCAATGTTCACCTAGACCTAATTCATCATAACCAAATCTAATATGAACGAAGATTGAGTTTACATTAGCATCGATAAGTTCCATCAAATCTTTATAAGAAAGGTCATACCACTGTTCGTTAAAACGAGTAGCATTTTGTACCATCTTATATGCATATACACCAGCTTCATCAGATAAGATACCAGCTGTTGTTGTAATGATAAAACCATGAGGTGCATTGTTTCGAGCTGCATTTCGGAAGGCTGTATTCAATGCTGGCATACCATTAGAATAGATGATATCATTATACTTGATGAAGGCCCATTCGTCTGCCCATAGCATTGTGATAGTTTTACCACGAAGCAAGTTAGATGCAAGCATAGCATTACGAGCAGAAGGTAATGTATTAATTACATTATGGGTTATAGGGTTTTGAATCTTTTCTACAGTAGTAGGCATCTTTTTCTTCTTACCGTTTACGATAGAGAATTCTTGTGCCATTTGTAGATAAGGTGGAAGCATATCTCTAAGACGTTTAGTATCGTTCAAGTTTTCTTTAGATGCTTTCATGTCTTTATGGAGATATGTAATAATAGAGTTAGCACTACCGAAGTTATAGATATATAAATAACGGATAAGTGCAGATGTGGTCTTCCCGACCTGACGAGGAAGTTCTAGGAAAATATTTAAGTTATAAAGAGTACAGAAATGGAATGCCATGTTACCACGGTCTAATCTATATTGTACACCTCTAGGGTTACCATCTTCGTATACCCGAACAACTTCACGAAGAAAATACCAATAATTTCTTACTACTTCTCTAGTTACTTTTTGCTTCATAATCAAGCTAAGGTTAGGATCATGTGGATCTACCCCAGCTAAATCTGGATCAAAAAGAACTAGCATAAATTTATTATTTTTTATACCCCTTGCTTTGAGGTAGTAGTGCATATTTAAGAAAGATTTATTGGTAGTGCTCATTTGGTATACAGGGCGTAATGGTTGTGGTTGTTGTTGAACCATCATCTCCTCTGGTCCCATTCATATCTACCTCCTTTGGATTAGCATAATATGTCATTATAGGTGTGTTTAAAGCATAAATACCCTCAGGAACGTAGAAAAAAATAATAAAAAATAAAAGGGAGGATTTCTCCTCCCTTTAAATTAAGCGTTTATTACTTTAACATTAGCGACAGCACCAATAGTTTTAGCTAATGTGCGTTTGAATGTAATAGCATCTGTAGAAGTGAATCGTATATTCATTACAGCCATCACTAAACCAGATACTGGAACTAAATAATGTGGTTCTAATAAATCTTCGTTGTATTCAGCTTCACGATTAAACATTGTTTTTTGGAAATCACCATGAGGGATTAATACTGGGATTAAAGATGGGCATCCTAGGATGATTTTTTCGTATTCATCATAGCTCATGTCTAATTCATTGCAGAATTGTTCTAATAAAACAAGACGAGGACCTGTACCTTTAAATTTATATGTATAGATATAAACATCATCTTTTACAGGTAAACCACCATCTTCTTCTTTAATAACATCTTCCCATTTCATAAATCCTTCTAGGTGTACTGCTGATAATTCCGGCCAATTGTCCATTGGAGCCCAGCCACCATTAAAAACATTTACATCGAAATCTACGATAGGGTTGGAAGAAGCATATTCTTTTACATCTTTACCATCTTCGATAAAAGGTTTAGAATGTTCTTTGTCGACGAATATACCATTCAATGCCTTCCTTACTGCACGTTTAAGAGCTCCTGCAGCATTGTCGACTAATGTGTCAATAATTTTGTCACCGTTTGTCATAATTATGACTCCTTTCTATAAAGAAAAATATAAAAATTTTTTAGAGATAAGATAAGCTTATCTCTACTCATTTCTATAATATACTTTTATTTTCTTTTTTATATTAAAGCCCATTACGAAGCTGATCGGCAAACATTTAGATAATCATTTAGAAAAGGAGGTTAAATATAATGAGCAAGATTCATTATTCCGAAGGTGAATTTCCATTAAATATCTATGCGATGAATAATAGATATAGAGATAATATCTTTGATATGTACGGTGGCACCCAATGGGTTGCTGATGGCTGCAGCTGTGACTGCAGAAATACTGGTGATAAATTAGATGCTCTTATGGTAGTCGATGTCGGTGTTAAAGAAACTAGAATGTTGAAATTAACAATTACTTATTCCGATGGTACTACAAAAGAAGTAGATATTGCAACTGGTAATAAATATACTATCCGTTATGTAGAAGCTGGTTCTTTACATCAAGTTTCTGGTATTATTACTGGAATTGGTCAAGTTGGTACTGCAAGTACTTGCAAATGCCCTTGTGATAATACAGACTATATCTTACAAGTAGATTGCTCTACTGAAGGTATGTCTAATGTATTGAATATCCGTACATCTACTATCAGATATATTGGTCTCTATAATGAATTATTCGGTGTAGACGTTAACATGGTTAACGCCAAAACTTATGGTGCAACAGCGAATGGTTTATTTAAAGATATCCTCATTAAAGATGCTACTATTGATGGTAATGGTAATGTAACTGCTGGTACTGTAGTTTCTGCTACAGCATTAGAAGATACATCTATTGCACTTGGTGGTGTCGGTATGGGTGTAAATAAAGATCAAAAATCTGTTACTATTTTCAATCCACAATCTATTGGTGGTACATTAGTTGCTGGCAAAGTAATGGCTGGTGAACTAATTAATCCAATTGCTGAAGGTGGTAAATCTGGTAACGGAGAATTAGAAGGTTCTTTGGTTAAAGCTAAAGAAGGTCGTTTATTCGTAGTGGATGCTGATATCGTTGGTTGTAAAACAATCGATGGTGTTGCATTTAATCCAGTTATTCAAAGCTCCATTGTTACTGGTGGTGAACGTTCTGGTATGGACATGACTACTCTTGGTGCTAGTGTGTTTGGTGTTAAAGCACATGGTGGTACTTCTACTGGTGGTAAAGTCTATGGTGGTACAGCTATCGGTGAAATCAATGGCGTTCAATTCACTATCGAAGATGGTATTACTACTGGTGGTGCAACTGTTAAAGGTATCGTTACTGACGGTATTGTAGATGGTGGTAAACTAATTGGTAAAAGTATTGTCGGTTCTATTATTAGAGGCGGTAAGAATACTGGCGGTGTTAGTACCGGTGGTGTTACTGTTCTTGGTCCTACGGGTATTATTCGTCCTGGGTATTCTATTATACCTGCTAACTTGATTACACCTGGTGGGGATTTCAAGAAATTCCTACATAAAGAACCTAATGAATTGATTTTATGGTGGAAGCACAATGTATTCAAAACTACATTAGGCGGATACGTTGGTCCTCATATTCCACAGTAAATAATCACAAATTATATCCATGACAACATAATAAACTTGAAGAAAGGAGGTTAAATTATGGATCAAAAGATTCCGACGTTTCTAAAACGTGTAGGTGATTCCATAGTCTTTAATCAAGATGGCGAATTCCAATTCTATATTCCTGAAATCTTTTTCGATCGAGGTTTAGCTGCCTATGCTGGAGAATTTATTAATGTCATGGGTGTTATGAACTATTGCTTAGTTTCTAAGACTGGGACAAGAGGTTCTCTAAAGCAGTTTAATTATCCTACTAGATTCTTAACGAATCCATATAAAGTAGATAAAATTAAAGGCATTAAACTAACTAAAGAATCAGAGAAACAAGATTATCGGATTCTTCGTTATAAAAAAGGTAACCCGGTTATTGTAAATATCTTTGTACCAGAAGATATCGAAAATACAGAACAATTCTTGAAATTATTCGCAATCACTGGTGCTATTCCTAATACCATTGGTTATGATGAACTTCAAAATTATTTCATAGATAATATTGCCTATAATGGTGCTTCATATAATGTAGCACTACAATTATTTGGCGTTATGATTTCTGAACTGTGCCGGGCTAAAGATAATATAGACGTGCCATTCAGGTTATCTGGCGAAACCAATATGAAGAATTATACTCCAATCGGTATTAAGACTATCGCCAAAATAATCAGTCCTTATTCAGCAATTACTTCTGAAAACTTTAACGAGTCAGTTGTATATGCTGCTCTGAATGATAGCGAGGTTGATTCTCCATTAGAGAATATCGTTACTGGTAAGGATTTATAAGCGATATACCGGAAGTGGCCTTTAACATATGATTAAAGTTTGCCTCTCTTTGAGAAGGTTTATATAAACTTTTTTAACTTCTTAAGAATTAAAAGAAAAATAAAGGAGGAACTAAGACTATGCCAGCTCCTGGAACACAGTTCATTTGGGACGACCAAAGTCAAATTAATCCTATTGATAATACTATCAAAGTTACTATTGATAGACCTATCAATTTCAGTGCATTTTCCTCTGACAAAGGGCCAGAAGAATTTACCAAAATCGAGAACGCTCAAGCTTTCGCCGACTATTACGGCGATAACATTGATTTCGCTCGCCATGGTCAATCTTTATTGACTGCTGCTAGCTTTGTAAAAGCTGGTGGTCGTCTTTTCGCTCGTCGTGTCGTAGCAGAAGATGCTAAATTGGCTAACATTGCTGTCATTGCAAATGTAACAAAAACCAATATTCAAAAAACAGATGAAAACGGTAAAGCTCTTTACCGTGATAATGCTACTGGTGAAGAAACAACTTCTTCTGTAGCATCTACACCTATCATGACTCAAGTTGCTGATCTTGAATTCACACTTCAATCTGTAGATATGGTGTCTAACAACCCTGGTGACTATAAGACAGCTTTGAAAGCTTCTCATACTCACAATGGTTTGGGTAAAGATGGTTCTTACCCACTCTTCTTGTTCACTGATATCGGTCGTGGTGTTTCTAACAAACGTATTCGTATCTATAGAAACAACACAACTAAATACCCAATCGTTTATGCTTCCTATATCTTGAAAATTATGGAAGAAAACCAAGATGGTACTTTAACTGAACTTGAAACATTCATGTTCTCCTTGAACCCAGACATTCGTGACTCTGGTTTGAACATGTCTCTTACTCGTGTTGTAAATGCTAAAACTTCTCGTCAAATTCGTACTCGTATCTTCGAAGAATACTGGGAAGAATTCTACAAAAACTTAGCATACATCTCTGGTCGCGATGAAAAAGAAATGGCTCTTTGCGACTTGCTTTACAATACAGACTTGTATGGTAAAAAGATGAGCAACATCCGTGTTAAATCTACTTCCGTTAACCTTAACAACTTGAATGGTATTTCTTTGCTTAATGGTTCTAACGGTCGTTTTGGCACAAACCCTATGGCTAACCTTGAATACTACTACAAACAAATTCAAATGGTATTCAATGGCTCTTGCGAACAAGGCGATTCTATCTACGACGTAGATAATAACCGTATCGACGTTATCTTCGACTGCAACTATCCTGCTGCAATCAAACGTTCTATTGAAGAATTAGTAGCATTCCGTGAAGACTGCGAATACTTCGAAGATATGGGTACTAAAGGTTTAATGTCCTTCCAAGATATTAAATACCAAGTATCTAAACTTCCAGAATCCGCTCGTTCTAAATTCGTTATGCTTTACAGCAACTACTGGGATATCCTTGACCCATACTCTGGTAAACAAATCACAGTAACTTCCACTTACAACATGGCAGTTAAATTTGTTAACCATTACTTGAATGGTGTATCTCGTCCATTCTGTGGTCAAGCTTATGGTATCGTATTTGATGATGTAATTGATGGCACTATCAACTTCACACCAAAACATACTCCTAAATCCGGTGATCAAAAACAATTCTTCGATGACAACCGCATCAACTATGCAACTTACTATGATGGTGTCTTGACTATGGACTCCGAATTCACTGCACAACGTGCTTACACTCAATTGAGCTGGGGCAACAACGTACTTATGGTACAAGCATTAATTCGTGAAATCCGTCAACGTTGTCCAATCAACCGTTACAAATTCTTGGATGGTGATGATTTGGTACAATACAAACAAGACGTTGAATCCATCATTGCTCGTCACTCCAGTAAGTTTGAAACAATTCAAGTTATTTACACTAAAGACTTGAACTACGACATGAACAAAATCTTCTATGCTCGTATCCAAGTTACATTCCGTAACTTCATTCAAACTGAAATCTTCAAAATCGAAGCTATTCGTAACAGCGAAAACGCTGTATTATAATAGAAAGGAGGACGACATACTATGGCAAATACTATTAAAAACATTTTCGCTGGTACTAAACCAGTCCGTAATGTTACTAAATACATGCTTACTCGTGGCGTAGTTGACTACTCCGCTTTGGAACAATGGGACTTGTATGAAACTGGTTATGGTTTCTTGATCGTTTTGAAAATTCCTGATTTCCTTAACGTATTGAAAAACGAATCCGACGATTACAAAGTATTGATTGAAAACTATCGTCATCTTCTTGAATATGACTTCAAGAACTTAGATGGTATCGAAGATATGGGTGTAAACACTAACGAACTTTCCGATGGTGTAAATAACCTTAATATCATCACTCAAACTACTATGCAATCTGCTTCTACATTCTCCATGCGATACAATGAACGTTCTGGTTCTATCTTCACTAAAGTTCATGAATTGTTCTTACGTGGCGTAAAAGACCCTCGTTCTACAGTAAAACGTTATAACGGTATCTTGAAAACAGGTGCTGAACGTGATAAATCCGCTCTTGAAGCTGGCTTCGAACATGAAACATTCCAATTCTTGTATTTCACTACTGATAATACAGCACGTTTCATTGAAAAAGCTTATTTGATCGTATCTGCTCAACCTACATCTGCAGAAACTTCTATGTACAACTACACTAAAGGCGATATCGGCTGGCGTGAATTGAACATTAGCTTCAATGGTTATCCTATTACTGGTCCATTGGTTACAGACAAAGCTCAAAAATTCCTTGACTGGATCAATGAAAACACAGAATTCGAAGAAGCTAAATTTGCTTATGATGCTTTGGCTAAAATGCCTAACCCTGGTGAAACTGGTGGTTACACTGTATCCTCCAAGAAAAGAAATTGAAAAAAAGTTAAAAAAAAAAAAAAAAAAAAAGGAAAAAAAACCCCCCCCCCAAAATGGGGGGTGGGGGGATATTTTCTGCTTTTTATTCTTCATCACCTTTGCGTTTAGCCAAGGACATTTCAGCTTCATCTTTAGATTTACTAATGATGTCCTTAGGAAGCACGTGTTGTGATAGATTACGCTTAAGGAATCTAGAGAATTCCATTTGTTTATCAGATTCATCATCACTATACTCAAGCTTAGCAATAGCTTCACCCATTGCATTTACAGAGTCTAGGATTTGTGAACTGTTCATAGCGTTCAAATATACTGGAGGTGGTAATAGTAATTCAATATCATCGAATCTAGAATTATCTATATTGAATTCATAGTTATAGATACGAGTTAAGATTTTATTGAAGAGATTCTTTACCACTGCTTGACGGTTATTGATGAATTGAAGGAACTTTGTATTTGTCATAGTTAAATGAGTAGCATAATCTGCTTGTTGTCTCATTGTAATTACTTCAATTGGAGTACCAGTATTATCAATAGCCATTTCTTCTAGCATATTCATAAGCTCAGTCTTAACGTCAACTTGTTGTCCAGGTAATACTTCGAAGTCAACTGGTGCATCACCGCCTTGACCTCTAGGAATGATATAGTCGTTGAATTTACCAACCATATTTAATACGTTATTCATGGATTCAATTTGACGAATACCAAAGTTACCACGTTGGATTTGGTTGATTACAGAACCTAATACACCAGCTATATTTGTATCTACTGTTTGTTTTACATAGTATACACGTTTATCATCACCACGAGTTAGGATTTGAAGAACGTTTGTAATATACATACAGGAGAATAGTTTAGCTGGGAATAAAGATCTTTCTAAAGAAGAGATACCACGTTTAGTTTCATAGTTAAATTTGAAATACATGTGTTGTACATCTTCAGGTGGTAAGAAAGTGATATTGATTTTACTTACTTTACCAGAAGCATCGATATTAGCATTATATTCCAAAATATGATAAATCTCTTTAGCTAAGTCTTGATTAGCATTTACAAATTTACTTGTAACTTTTTGAGAGATAGTAGCTGCAATCTTCTTAAGTATAGTAGCGTCTTTACCTTGAGAACCTTGAAGATCAAAGTTAGTTCTATTAGCATTACCAGGTCTGATACCACCGATAGTACTAGAGAATGTAGTTTGTTCCATTACCATCTTTTTATCACATTCGATATAGATATAACCTAAACAAATGTCATCGATGTATAATGGTTTAATCATTGCATGATCAAGTTTCTTAATAATACAACCAGGGATATTAACGTTGTTCTCTCCTCGATTGTTGCCTGCAACAAAAGTACCATCTAAGGAAAGACCACCGCTAGAAATAGAATTTGGGTCACCAGAGAACTTGGAGAAATTATTTGTATCGGCTCCCGTTACGATCGAATTATCTGCTTCGTTAAAAAATAAAGACGATCCGTTCTCGCTAAAGAATTTCATAGCTTTGTATTGATCTTTCAATGCAGAACTAAGAATCCTAGATGTATCCACAGATACATCAATATTACCGACTGATTCCATAATGGATGTGTCTAATTGATTAGATTTATGACGTTTTGGGTCAGATAAATCATCAATAAACTCACCACATGCTTCCTGAATACTGAATTTATCTTCAGGAGAATCAAATAAAGTATCTTCATTCATAGCACCAAGCTCTACTCCACCAAGTACTGATTTAGACTTGGCGTCAAGTAGAGCTTTGATTGCTTTATTGAATGGGACACAATAAACGAAGACTTCACCACGTTTATCGATTTCATCATACCATTGATCCATCTTTTCATATAAGTTATGAACACGGATCATGTGTTGAATATTTTCATCACCAGCTTCATCATCTGGGTTATTCTTTAATTGAATAATTGCAGGATTAGCTGAGAATGAATCGGCAGCGAATACATGCTCCCGTTGGATAGCTAATGCTTGTTCTAATTTAGGAAGGTATTTACATACCATATCGATATCTCTATCAATATCACGAATCCAGGTGTTTTCCATATAAACACCCATGACTCTATCCATATTAGTAGCATTGCCTAATGTAGAATTAATACTATCGATTAAGTCTTGATTACGACGTTGATTACTGCTTAGAGTCTTAGTATATAACTGACTAATATTAGCCAGACCAGTATTGGATAGATTTACATTACTAATCTTTTGAAGAGAAGCATCAAGATTATTTCGAAGCATCCTGATTTCTCTATTAGTAGTATCGGTGTCGTAATAAATATCAGAATAAAGAGAGCGTTTGGTTTTATCTAGAGTATCCATCATACTCTGGATATCTTTATTATTTTCTGCCATTTATTAAAACCTCCTTAAAGTACTTAGATTACCCTAATGTTCTCGGGCTTAATTTACCGCTACATATTATCTAGCTTAACGCTACGGAAATAGATATTTTCAATAACTCCTTTGGCTTTCTTTATTTCAAAGCAACCCAAATACGTTCTTACATTATTGAAATTCTCTAGTAGGGATAAACTTACTGTATCTTTCTTAAGTACGTTTAAGAATGGCTGAGGTACATAAAATGCTCTACCATCAACTACTGTTCTGATAATACCATCAGAAGATTTAGAATTTAGAATACTTTCTAATTCTGGTCGTTGAGATATATCATCACATTCAAATACTTTATATGAATTATTCCAATCCATATAAGCATTATAATATAAATCATTGAATCTAGGAAAATCAAAAGCTGGTATTAAATCAACTGGAGATTTATTTGAGTATAGAACCATTTCTTTAGCAAAGAGATTAGGTCTATACATCTCATTCAAATCCATATACAGTTTAGTTGTTTCTGGATTATCAAGCATAACTTTACTAAACTTAGTAAGATCATTTACTTTAACCACGAAGTTTTGTGTTTCTGGTGGAATAAAGTCTGGACGAACATTTAAAGTTTTGATTACAAATGGAGCTAATTCATTCTCAGAGAATCCAATCAAGGATTGACCTTGATTGGACCACATAAGAATGTGAGCTTTCATAAGTTTATTGTAATCAAGAATACCTTTAATCGTCGTCAAAGTCAACTCTTGATACATTTAGAACTCCTCTATTATAAATTTCTTTTATATCTTCTCTAATACGTTCTGGTAATCCAGGGAATTCAGTATTGTTTCTTTCATAAGGTATATATTGAACTGGATTGATTAGAGTATCATCACCCATATAACGTACAGGTGCTATAGGTAAATCATAATGATTACCTACGGCATTGAAGTTTCTATCGTATGGTATTTCATTATAATTGAAATATTCTACGATATCTTCATATAGTTCATTGAAGTTGGCTAAATGCAACCATCTATTAGCAAATACCAAATAATTATCAGAAGTCAAATCTTCTATATAAGCACCAGAGCGTACATACTTCGGATTATGAATTGCATTCTCATTCTTATATACTTTATTTGGGATATCTAATCTACCTATTTGTGTATTAGGAGCTAGATTTGCTTGTTGTGTGATAGATGGATACATACGAGTGTAGTCATAGTCAATTACGTTATTGATAAGACTGATATTAGAACCTAAAGTTGTTTTAGTTTTAATCTTATCAGATATCAATGTAGGATTAGCTACGAATGCACCAGAATATTTGGTATTATCTTTTTCTTTAAAACGATTTACGTTATTACCAAGAACATAATTACCATATTCTTTAAACAACATTACTGCACGGTTAGCTAAGTATACAGTCTGTCTATGTACTTTACTATATGAAGTAGAGTTTTGTAATACCTTATTGAATACGTAATCAATATCACCAGTCTTATACTCAATACAATACTGAACGATAACGTCAATCATGTTGTATTTAACAAAGATATCATAATTCAAATAAGGTAATTTAGTTACAGAAGTTGTAATATCAGAATAATCCAACTTACGAACACCCGCTACTACTTCACCAATGTAATCCAATTTACTATTCTTGAATGTGGATTGACCTTTACGTCTAGACATGAAGTGAATCATTTGGTCTAGATAGTTAGATGTAGAACTGATATCGGCAAAGTCACCACGAGCTTCTAATTGTTGTTTATGTAACAAGTCTTCATAGTAACTACATTTACGTTCACCTAATACAATAGGGTCGCACATAATATCAGCAGCGTCTACTCCTAGGTTTTTAAGACGTTGGATAATAAATGGAATATCGAATGCCATGTTCCATGCAAGAATGAAGTCTGGTTTCTTTGAATTGATATATCCAAATAAATCCTGTAACATGGATACTTCATCATCATAGAAAGCAATCTTAGTGGTAAGATTTTCTAATTCGAATTTCTTAACCATTTCTTCCCCACCCAATACTTGGGTTAGAAGTTCTTTGAATTCTTTATCGTAATTAGAAAGATTCTTTTCGAATTTTTCTATTAAAGGATTCTCTGGATTTCGCAATAAGACAGTAGTGATTGTCTTAGATTCGAATTCAAGATATGATACGGCATTAATAGGACACTCGCCAGGTTCTGGGAAGTCTCCTTTGATATTGATACCATCAACTTCGATATCTAGGAATGATTTAGTAGGAGTAATGATATCATTTGTATATTCTTCATTAAACTTCATACGATAGAAGTCAGCAATCTTGATATCAGCTTCAAATACACGATTATCTGCTAATACACTATTACCTTCATAAGCTATACTTCTATCTAAACCAAGTCTATCACAAATATCTCTTTTTAGTTTACTATACTCACATTCACACTCAATCAAATCATCTTTGCTTACGAAAAATTGATGATAATTTGTAACCTTTTCAGGTTTTAGAATGTAGTAAGTAAATTTTGGTTTCATCTTAAGGCAAGATTTCTTCTCACCTGTTACATTATCTCTATATATGATATTAAGGAAATCATCTTTCCATTTACCTGTTTCTTCGTCTTTTGTTTTACCAGAATATCTTACATCTATTACAGTTAGATCAGAACCTTTTGGATAACCGGGGATTAAAGGCATATTATCACAACTCCTTTCAATTTTAGTTATTTAGGTGTCTCGTTAAAATTCACTATTTATACAATAAGGTAAATCAGAAAAATAATTTTAAAATGTGAGGTATATAATAATGAGTAATGAATTACTACAACCAGTAACGTTCTATACTGAAGAGGAAGAACGTCAAAAAGATGCCCTTAAGAATTTTAATCCTATGGGCGAATTAATGAAAATGGATTCTAAAGAATTGAGTGTTCCTACTGAATATACTCAAGAAAAGAAACCAGCACGTAAAAAAGCAGTTAAAGCTGTAGACCCTAATGATCTTAATAAAGAACCAGCTAAGACTCCTTTGAACTCAGACAAAACTTATTTCAGTACTTACGACATTCCTCGTAACGTATTGACTCAAACTGCTGTACAAATCGAAGAACTTGCACAAACAGTTCGTAAAGATCTTGAAGATGTACGTCATGCTCGTACTCTTAAAGGGAAATATGATTACATTTCCAACATGACTAGTACTCTTGGTTCTTTATATAGCAATAAGATTTCTATTGCTCGTGAAATGGCTAATACTATTACCAACGCTCATCGACTTGAATTGTCTAAACACAAAGAACTTGCTATTGACTCCAATGCTGATAGTGATGAAAAACGTGTAATGGATAGCTTCAATGCATTTATGAATGCTCCTATGGGTGCTATTCCTCAAGCTATGCGTAATATCCATCCAGCAACTATCAATACTCCAGAAATGGGTGTTCCAGTTTATAATGACCCTACTACTGGTATGGTAACAGCTGATGGTGATTCTGGTTTTGATGCATATGTACAAAATATGACCCCAGAACAAAATGCTATGCTTAACTCTTCCAATCCATTCGTTGAAACAGTTGTTGTATATGATCAATCCAACCAAAACAAATGGTTCGAAGTAATCGATACACGTACTGGTCAACAAGTACCAAACATGCCTATCCCAGCAGACTTTATCTTGGGTGGCTGTGTAGTTGATATCCGTAATGGTATTGCTCGTAATGCATCTATCAACAAAACATACAAACTTAAATTAGTTGGTAGTCGTGCTGCTGATGAATTCTAAATGACAAAAGATATGGAGTATCTCATATGAGATACTCCACTTTCTTTCGCTTAAAGTTCAAAGATTACATTACCTTCTTTATAGTTGCTTGTAGGATCTGTATTTCTCAATACGATTACATCCATGAAGCCCATATTAAGTTCAGCATTATGAGAGATCATTATACATTGATCAATCATAAGTACTTGCATTAAGTTTTGTAATACACCAAAGAATGCTAGGCGGTTTTGTGTATCCAAACCACCTTCTAATTCGTCTATCTTAATGATATTATAGATAGAAGAAGATTCATGTAACAATGCAAAGGATAATATCATACTAATCATACAGATTTGAGATGTACTCATAGAAGATATATCATCATTTAGAATACCAGAACCTAATACTGGCATTTTAAATTCCTTTTCATTTACTACGAATGGTTGTAATACAAATTCACCACCAAATAGCATAGATAACAACGAATTAGAAATACCAATAACTTTATTCATATACATTTCCATGAATAGAGTTTGAATACCTGTTGTAGGAGAGCAGTATTTCTTAATTACTTCTACTTTATTAAACTCTGCAGCGTAATTATTATACTCAATAGAATATTCATCAAATTGAGCTAATGCAAACTTAAGCTTTTGAATCTGACTTTGAATATCTCCCATTTCTATATTAACTAATCTAGTTAAACGATTATTTAACTCAGTTAATTTAGTTTCTAGAGAGATAGACTCTTGATATTTATCTTGATTCTTTGATACAAGATCACTTAACTCAGCTTCTTTATTCTTAAGTGATTTATACTCACCATATAGAGCTAGATTTTCTTGATATCTAGCTACATCGGCTATTGTAGTTGTGATTATAGCAGAGATGATATTGAGTTTATCTTTATTCTCTTGAATTTCTGAACTAATTTGATTATATTCTTTTTCAAGAGACTCAATATCGTTACGAAGTTGTACTATTAGAGTAGAACTATTAGAAATGCTCATTAATTGCTTTTCTAATTCATCAATATCCTTTTGATAAGACTTAGAATCAATAAACAAGTTTTGATATTCTTGATATGGCTTTAAGTCTATTTCTAAACCAACTGATTTAGAGTAGAATAGATTATTGAGTAAATCATAATCGTTTTCGTACTTCAATTTGATTGGGAATTTAGTAATGATATTTAAAGAGCTCTTAATAAGACTTAAGAAACTAACAGCAACGGAAGAATCTTCTACAGCTTTAGCTTGGATATCCATTTTATGTTTATATTCAACAGCATTTTGTCTCATCCGTTGTAAAGTCTCTTCTAATTGTAATACTTCTTTAGTATCAAGTAATTTAGACTTAGCTTCTACAATATCTTTGATAAAGAAACAAGAATTGAGGTTATTACAATCCTTAGGAATCTTATCAAAACTTTCAGCTATCTTTTCCAATCTATAATGCTCAGATAATTTATTTTCTATCTCTTGAATTCTATTTTTAAGGAATTCTAGAGATTCTAAGTTATATTCAGTGGAACTGGCTTGGTTAGTTACAATTAAAGCCATTCTATCAAATACAACGTTGTCATCGTAACGGTTTAGGAGAGTTTGGGAAAGGTTTTGAAGTTCATCTATAGTCTCTATAGCATAATTGTACTCATCTACAGACACATCTTCATATTTAGTAAACCCAAGGCTCTTAAATCTAGTATCAACTAACTCTTTATTTGTTTTAAGAGTTTCTAATTGGTTCTTAAGAGTTTCAATAGTATCATCATCAGATAAAGAATCTATTTGAACCCGTTTATTCATGATACTTTCGTTAATCTTAGAACGTCTAGTATTCAAAGATTCGATGTCTTTGGTTACAGATTCTTTTTCTTTTTCTTTTAACTCTATAGAAGATTTTAACTTAACTAATTCAGCATCAGAATATTCGGTGTCTTGTCCTATCTTACTTTCATAATTACGTAAAGTAGTTCTTAGATTACCAAGTTCTTCTCTAGCCAATAAAGCATCACTAATATCAGACTTAATGGTTTCTAGTCTATCTTTAGTTTCTTTGATTTTGATATTTAAGTCAATCTTATCTTTATCCATATTCTGATATTGGTTTTCTAGATGACCAATATTAGTTTGGATAACTCTAGTATCACCAATAGCATCTAGTTTAGTAGTAAGACTATTTAGCATAGACTTAAGAGAAGAAGACTTCTTACTAATCTTTTTATAGATTTCGTTAAAAGCATCTAACTCTGATATCTTTGAGTTGATATATTTCTTACGTTCAGATGGAGTCTTATCAGCTAAGCCTCTATCATCAGAAGATAATTGTGCTAATGTCATAATACCAGAATCTATATCCATTAGTTGACATATAATTTCTTTAGCATCTTTAACATTACCATTTGGATTCATTTCTGTAATCCCAGCACCTGGAATTTCTTTCTTGATATGACAAGTAGAAGTTCTAAGTCCAGATGAAGATATCTTATAAAGATACTCTATATGAACTATAGAACCATCGTTCATAAGATAAGATATAATTTTAGCACCATTCTTATTAGGAACAAGTGCACTAGTTGGGTCACTGAATGGATTGAGTGCTTTAAACAAAGTACTTTTACCAGACCCATTATCACCTTTGATTACTAAGATATTATTCTTACATTTACTGAAGTCGATGGTGATTTGTTCTCGACCACAGCCATTATATATACCAATAAAATTTACAAGTTTAAGTCCCCATAATCGCATAATATATACTCCTTTCTGATTATTTAACAGTTGACCAAAAGATCGAAAATAAGTGGAGGACCCCACATTGGGGACTCCGAGGTTTGGTTGTTATTTTATATAAAAAAGTGGGGAAATAAATTAGG